ATGAAATCCCTGCTTCCCTCACTGACCGCGCTTGATCCAATGCTCGCGCCCTCGATCGCAGTCTGCAGCGACACCCTCGTCTATGCGCGGACCTGTCTCTCGGGCACGGCGTACACGATCATCGATATCGGCAAGACGCTGGTTGCCGATAGACAATACCCTTACCCAGCTGGAAGTTTGCCGATCAGGTAGCTGCAGGTCGAAGCCCATGAGCGAACTGGATAGACAGCGACTGTGCGAAGCCTGCCTCTTGGCTAGGGAGTTATGGGCCGGTGTTCAGGCTCTCGACAGCACCATCCTCGAATGGGAAGAAGCTAGCGATCTCTGCCACCATCATGCGGTGGCCGGAGCGGCTGATCGCCTGGGTATCGATCAGCAGACTTGGAGTCAGGTACTGGAGCGACAGCACCAGCCCGGAGAGTCGATGCTGCAGCTATGCGTCAGGATGAGGGATCAAACGACTTGATCTCCAGCGAACAGAGCGCCGGTAACCCATTCAACTCCCTTGAGTTTAGGTAGCGGCTTTGGCCCTAGCAGTACCGAACGAGATGCGACGGGCAGTTCCAGTCATGGTGTACGGGCGTAGACGCCAGAGCGGGTCCCATTTTCAGACCTGGCATCTTCAGGGATGCCTTACCGATGACGCCTATCAGCAGCTAAGTTCCATCGGCAGCCACCCGAAATAGGCAGAGTTTCAGAACTGTTCCGGGGTGGTTTCGAAATCCCACCCCATTTGCGCCCACTGCAGACCTTGAAAAACCGCCATCCAGACAGCATGAAGCCCCGTGAGAACGGGGCTTCGAAGATGGCGGAAGCGCAGAGATTCGAACTCTGGGACCCTTGCGAGTCGGCGGTTTTCAAGTCGGCCTGGAAATCCAGCAATGGCGCGGCCTAGAGCGTTTTTTCATTTCCGTAACCAATGCATTTTGCATGTGCTTCCAACCCAGCAATGACGCGGCTTGCAATTTCCGATACGAAAACGAATTCTGCCGACTTTATGCTCCTGGCATAGCCATCTATGCCCAGAACTGCACCGCTCGGGTGGGGGAAGGGACCTTCCTTATTGCGCTTCCTCCTATGACGGAACCAAACTCCAAAACCAATGATTGCAGGTGCGACACATCGCAGCTCGACGGCGATCAGAGTAGTGCTCGGGATGCTAAAAGATCGGTAGCAGGACTACGGAAGGTTTCAAAAAAGATGGCCAGGATGCCAACAAATCAAGAGATAACGATGCTCGGCGTTTTTGCGTTAGTAGCGACTTACGCAAAAGCATGGGTATTCGCGCGATGAAAACCATCTGTGCTCGTGCAGTTTCTCGTCGACCAGAGCATTTAGCTGCTCTTCCTGTTTTTGATCATTGCAGCGCTTTACAACGCGACCCGAGCTACAGAGCAGGCGAGACCTGCCGGTCCTTCGAGCGTCGCGTCCGCCCAGTTGATACATACAGGACAGCACAAGCCCCAGCTCCTAGTCTGAAACTAGAAAAGCCAGCCGGCCGGATACCTATATCCTGGTAATCACACCGCAAGGACGCATGTATGCGATACCTCCTGACCAGCTCGGTCACTCTTTTTCTCGCCGCTCCGGTCTTCGCTGAAGACATCTCCCACACCCAAGCTGCCTCTCATGGTGCCAGCGTCTCGTGCAGTCCGCCAGCAGTCGGCCAATGTGCTGTCACTGCTCAACATCTCAGCAAACCATTTTCTATACCTGTTCGGGTGACTAATGAATCGCTCTAGATTATTTCTCCTTGTAGCTGCAAGCCTTGCAGCTTTTTTTATATACCGTGAAACACTATCCCACGATGACAACATCCGAGAGAGAAAGAAGTACTGGAAAGGAGAGATAGCAAGCTCAATTCCCAACGGGACAAGCGTTGCAGCTCTTGAGGCGTTTGCCAAAGCTCACGACCAGACACTTAAGTGCTACCAAAACTACGAGCGAAAGGATCAATGCAGTTTCGATGATAATAAAAGTGCAGGTGGGACGGCGAAAATTCCAATGAGGCTAGCAGCAATATTCGACATCGCTGATGGAAAGGTATCTGGATACCAATTAACTGCTGTATCTGCATCGAGTCAGCAGTAGGAATAGAGTTAATGGCAAGCATAGTTAGCCGGCAGAAGCTAACGCTCATATCCGCTGAATAGCTCACCCCTAACCGCTCGCCCTGCAGCCAACTGATCTGGCTGCGCAGCCGATCGGCATCCATCTTCTCGTCGATGGCCATCGCCCGGGCGGCGGCCAGCTCCTTGCGCCGGTGGTCACTCTCCTTCTGTGAGATGTCCACCGCCAGCAGCATGTAGTCCATTTCCCACCACTATGATTAATCGGCAGCCTCCGAAGCCGATATGGCCTACTATTGCGAGCAAAGCAATGCTGACAGAAACCCTGTGTTCAGTTCATTCTGAGAGATAAGTGTTTTACTCCTTGTGAACCGACGGTTTGCCCGATATGACCATGTCACTCGCACTCAATCTTCTTTGGATGGGATCGCTCTTTGTTCTTGCCATCCTCAGCGCGTTCCCCAGGCTTTGGGGACCCTATCTACTTGGAATACTGGGATTCATCGTAATGGACGTTACGAGCATGGTATTCATGATCAAGAACGTCGACGGTCCAGCGGTTATAGTAGTCCCCCTTATCCATTTGTTTTTTGCAGGCATCGCCTGCATCGCCCATGCCATTCGCTGGGTGTACGAGGTCGTCCGCTGATCGATAAGGAGGTTGCGCAGCGCTGGGCAATCTCAGCTGTTGAGGAGCTGGCTGCCATGATCGGCCGCAAATCGAAAGCCGCCCAGCGTGCCTGGCTCGATGCCCACGGCTGGCGCTATGAGATCAACGCCGCCGGCCGGCCCGTCGTTGGTCGCGTCTATGCGCGGCTGAAGCTCGCCGGCGTGAAGCCGAACGCCACCAATGCAACGACCGAGTCCTGGTCGCTGGATCTATCGAAGGTAAGTTGAGATGCGCCCCAGGGAACCAGGGAATAGGGATCTACCGCCCCGGATGATCCAACGTATCCGCAAATTCAAAGGGGGGCGCGTCTGGGTCGCCTACTACTACACCCAATCGCTAGGGAGCGGAAAACAACGGGAGATTCCCCTTAGCACTGACTTGGATGAAGCACGTGCCGAATGGGCGCGCCTGGAGCGCTAGGCGGCGCCCAAGATCATCCGCCTACTCGGTGCAGTGTTTGCCCAAGCGTATTTAAGCTTCGCGACGCCATGGACCTTGCGTACCTAACAGCACAGCAGCCAAGCAACGTATTGGTCGCCAGAGCGGCTGATATCCATGGTCGACCAACGCAAGACCCCAAGAAGCTACGCGGCTATCAGCACGCGACTCACCGCCTACCCTGGGCGTTTTGGTCGAGAAGCTACTGGCGTAGCGCAAGGAGCGACAATTGGTTGGGCCTTATTTGATCACCACGCCGGATGTTTGCCGAGAGAACTCAAGGATGCGGCGAATCCGCTTCGGCAAGACGCGGGTTGTTGCCGCAGCGGTGGCGCTGGAAAGACTCTATGAGGCCCTGGGCACGGTGATTCGCCAGGTCCAATTCCGTGACCTCAGGCCGAAAGCGGCCTAAGAGATCGAAGACCCGGGCCGTGCCTCCAAGCTTCTCGGCCACAACGACAAGCGCATCACAGAGCGCGTCTACCGGCGCCTAGGGGCCATTGCCAGTCCCACCAAATGAGCAGAGTTTTGGAACTCCTGCTTTTTTTGGCTGCCGTCCTGCCCTTGAAAAAATGCTACCCAGACAGCATGAAGCCCCGTGAGAACGGGGCTTCGAAGATGGCGGAAGCGCAGAGATTCGAACTCTGGGACCCTTGCGAGTCGGCGGTTTTCAAGTCTGCCGCGGAATACAGACGTAGCAAGGGCTTCAGGGATTTTTCGTTTCCGTAAGCTAGCTGTACTGGATAGTGCTCCAACCCAGCAATGGCGCGGCCACGGCATTCTGATACGGAAACGATTTTTTGCCATTTCCAAAGCCTACGGCCTGGCCACCTATGCGCAAGATCGAGCCTCTCGGGTTGAGGAAATCGCCCTTCTCACGGCCCCCCGCCTACGACAACAGGCTGAACGTCAGGAAGATGGACTAGCGGCCGGCCTTGGGCTTTTGATGTTGACATCAATCGCCAAAGCTTCCGCATTCGCATGTGCCGATCTCGCTTCAGTCAAAGCGACACCTGCCGATAGCTTCTCTGACCGTATCCAGTCGTCTCAAATCTGCTCGTCTAATCGAAGCATTCCATTGAGATAGCTTGTCCATACGCGTAACATGACTCGTGATGTGACGCATCTGATACGGCGTGTCGATTCGTCACCAAGCCACCTGCGGGTGGTTTTGTCGTCTTTTGCCTCGCAAGAGGTCATTGGAGGTATGCCATGATTGGATTTGTCCAGGGCACCCCTACTGCTGAATCCGCCTTTGCTCGCAAGAAAGCGCGCAAGCGCCCTTCGTTCTTGAAGCAAAGCACTCTTGATGCGGTTGCTCGGGAATCGGTTGCATGGCTTCGCGACATGGATTCGTCTGAGAAAAAATGACAGCCGTGGTCGTGAGCAGGAAGCTCACTCTCTTACTAGAAAGTCAAAACCCTGGTGATGCTCAAGAGCTGGCTGATGAATTTCTTCTGTGGAAGAAAAAGCTAATCGGGCCAGGAGATACGTTCGGTAAGTCCTCCCTTTTCGGAAAGCCAGCATCCGTAGTCAGGCTTGGCCTGGCAAAGGTTCACCTGGAAAGCGATGCTGTGACCGCGAACTGGGACTATCTGCTGTCGGTAAAAAAGCAGATGGACCCCGACAAGTACACCTCTGACAGGGTGCTGGTTTATGGACAGCTCGGTGACATGCCACGTCAGCCGTACTTCCTTTTGACCATCCTAGAACCTGGCCATGAGTACATGGAAGATCCAGACCTCGTGAAGCAGCTAGCGCCTGCGTACGAGAAAGAGAGAGACCTGTACGGAAAGACCCTAGCCGATCCTAACTGGGTTACAGCAGGTTTTTATTGAGCCCGGCCCAGCGCCGGGCTTCCTGTATCTACCTCCTCTCCCCCAATCCGCGCACTCTGTCGTGTCATCCTTCCATACAGCCATTCCCCCACAGAAGCTGCTCTTCTGCCTTCACATGGACTGTGCGATGAAACGACTCTGGCTGCTACTCATCACAGGCGCTCTCTGCGCCACTGCCTATTTCTCACTGACGATTTTCGTCGTCCCACCGATCGGGGCCCTTCCTGAGGGGCGTACTGTGATCATGTGGCGCCTGGAAAACACGAAATTCATCGATAGCCCTGACGCCATGTGCGATCGCATGCACGGAGGTGTCAGCCTTTTGTGCAGGGGGATGACAATGGTAGCGGTTGTTCAGAACACGAAAATTCTGCTGCGCCTCCCATATATCGATTGGCTTTACCTAGCATCCACCGGAGGCAAGCGCTTCGAGTTTGATCGCAACCGATTCCGGTAGCGATTGACATGGTGGGCACTGAAAATCGCGCCCACCATGTCAAGGTGACTGCCAGCGGCTTCTAAACCACTGATTTTAAAGCACTTTGCCAGCCTTTTTAGGGGGTCTAAAACCCCAGACAAGACCCAATAAAATCAATAACTTGCGCCTGTATTTTCCTACACCTGCCAGTTCACCCGATCCCCTGCTGAAGCCAGGGCGGTGCTTATCGCCGTCAGGAAATCCCGCTCAAAGTGGTACAGGAAGCATTCCGTCAGATGGCCGTGATAGAACGCATAGGTGTAGCTCGACAAGCCACGCCCCTTAGGCGGAGAGATATTGAATCGCAGGCCTTCCCTGGTGAAGGACGGTATGAAGTAAGCGCTATCGCCCCACTGGTCGGAAGTGTGGGTGTAGCTACCGTCAGGCATCTTCTTCCAGGTGTTGATCTTGCCCTTTGCCTCTTCCTGAGAGATTGCGCCATCAAACTTCTTGAGCAGCGCTTGAGGCGCCGAGGTCGTGAATGTGAGCGACATGATTTGGTCCTTCAATTTGCGGGGATTCGCATACCGCATATCGCCGGACTATTGAGTAACTTGAGGTCCTGCCGATAGGTGGGATTACCCCGCCTTTTAATCCCTCAGATTCGAGGGATTACTGGCAGCTGCCGACCGCAACGACCAAGAGCCTTTCGTACCCTATTCGCTGCCGGCGCTCCGCCAGCAACGCCCGGACCTTCACCTCTAGGCTATCCTCCTTGCGCAGCCCATCAGCTGCCCAGGCCGGTACCGTCGGCGCCTTCACCCGACACGGCACCTGGACTGGCACATCAACGCGCACGACGCGGGGCTCGGGCTCGCCAATGGGCTTGCCAGCGCACCCCGCCAAAGTGGCCACCAGTCCCACGAGGATCCACCTCATAGCCCCAGTTCCTGATCGATGATGGCAGCCGCAGCGCTCGCCGGGTTGCCACCGGTACGCTCCTGCTGCAGTCGGTTGGCGGCCCGGTAGTCCTCACCGGCAGCCTTGGCGGCCTGCTGCTGAGCATTCGCGGCGCGCGCTGCACGGTCGTCCTCAGCTCGGCGCAGGCTAGCCAGCGCCTGATTCTGCTCACCAACCTGCCCTTCAAGCGTGCTGGCGGTGGTACGGCAGGACGCCAATGCGCTGGCAGCGGCCTCCGCTACCTTCTGTTGCTTTTCGACGAGGGGTCGGTAATGACCTACGGTGAGCGAGTACGCCCCCCAGCCGCCGATACCAGCGCCCAGGACAAGCAGCAGAATGACGCCCGATGCCCACCCCGCAGCGCGGTACTGCGCCAGCCAGGCGCTCACCGGTCCACCCCAGCCAGACAGACCCGCATCTCGGCACGGCGCCGATTCAGCAGGCCCTGCCGGAACTCGCCGCCGGCATAGCTCCATCGAGTCAGCTGCAAGCACGCTCCGCGGCGATCGCCGGCATTGAGCAGGCGCTGCAGCGTCGAGCCGCACATCAAGCTGGGGCCCAGGTTGTAGCCGGCCGAGACGTAGGCGCTTCGCTCCTGGTCGCTGATCGGCGTAGTGATGCATCGGTTGATGTAGCTGTTGGCCAGCTGCAGCTCCTTGGCCAGAGCCGCATCGCATTGAGCCGCGGTATAGCTGCCCCCTGGCTTCACGCCTCGGGTGATACCATCGCAGGCCGTCCAGACGCCGACGATGTCTTGATAGGCAACGTAGCGTTTGCCGTCGGGCGTCTGGATGGCTGTGATCTCACGCCCTTCCCATGTCGAGACCATGGTGATAGCGCTGGCCAGGGCGGCTCCCGCAAGCGCCCCGCCGACGACCTTACGGCTCTTCGTCGCCACGGGCAGGTCTCCAGAACTGGATCAGCAGGCGAGAGAAAATGCCGGCGACGGCGAAGGCCAGGTACAGCAGGGCCTTGGTCCAGGGCGCCCAATCAAGATAGTCCCAGAGCAGAGACAAGATGTCGCCAGCAGACCCCAGAAGGCCCAACACAGCGATGGCCCACACGCTGTACATCCGCCAGGCCTTGCGCCATTCAGGGATGAGCTTCATTGCGACGACATCGCGCGTAGTAAATGTGGCCCCACCAGCTGTATCAACGCGATGATGGCACCCGCTCCGCCAAGGCCGTACATCACTTTCTGGCCGAGGGCGTGCATGTTGGCCTCCATGGTTTCCAACAGCTTCGTCTGGTTCTGAGCGATCAGCTCCAGACGGCCCACGCGCAACGGCAGATCGTCGTGGTTGCGCTCGAAACGATTGAGCCGGTACTGAACGGTATTCATGTCCTGCTCGAGCGCACCCACGCGCTCATAAACGTTTCGCGCGCCCTTCTGTTCTTCGGTCAATGCGTTGTCCCCACTCACTCAGTAACCCTGCCTGCACTGGGTTAATTCCTGAGGAGCGACGATCCGAGAGAACCGCGAACGGTTTCCCGACACTCTGCACGAAGAACAGGCCAGCACTGGACCTGGGGACACCCACGGCAACGCGCTGGGGAAGCTTGACGGCCTGACCCAGTTACATACCCTCCGGGCCACTTCCAGCCGGTACCGACTGCACCCATGGCCCTGCTCACCGCCGACGAGATGTTCACTCGCCTGCTTCAGGACGATGAGCTGTATTGCGCGCGGAACCTCAAGATTCGGGACAAGCACGGAGTGATCAGGCCGTTTACCTGGAACACCGCGCAGCGGATGCTGCACGCGAAGATCGAGGCCCAACTGGCGCACTCCGGCTTCGTCCGGGCGCTGGTACTCAAGGGCCGGCAACAGGGTTGCAGCACCTGGGTTGGGGCACGCTTCTACAAGAAGACCACCACCCAGCACGGCAAGCGCTGCATGATCCTGACCCACCTGGACGCGGCGACACAAAACCTGTTCGGGATGGCCAAGACCTACTACGAGCTGTCCGACGTCACGCTCAAGCCGGCGCTCCGGGCGAACAACGGGACCGAGCTGTCATTCGGTAAGCTGCGCAGCGGCTACAGGGTGGCTACGGCCGGATCCAAGCACGCCGGCCGCTCTGACACCGTGCAATACCTGCACGGTTCGGAAGCCGCGTTCTGGCCGAATGCCAAGGCGATCATGGCCGGCCTGGGCCAGACCGTCCCGCTGCTGCCGGGCTCGGAAATGATCCTCGAGACCACAGCCAACGGCCTGAACAATCTCTTCCGGCAGATGTGGACCTTGGCCAGTGCAGACAAGGGCGACTTCATTCCGATCTTCATCCCTTGGTTCGTCCAGGAAGAGTATCAACGGCCCGTCCCGCCAGGCTTCGAGCTGAGCAACTACGACGCCGAGTACATGGAAACGTTCGAGCTGACGCTCGAGCAAATGGCGTGGCGCCAGGCCAAGATCGATACCGACTTCGCCGGCGACGTCGACTGGTTCAATCAGGAATACCCCGCTACGCCCGACCTCGCATTCCTCAGGGTCGGCCACCGCGCGCTGATCAACACCTTGGCTGTGAAACGGGCGCGTAAAGGCACGATCGAGCACCGTGAGCGCATCGGCGCCCATGTGGTCGGCGTCGACCCCGCACGCTTCGGCGACGACTCCACAGCCTTCATCCATCGCCAGGGTCGGGTGGCATGGGGCCTCCGGCGCATCGACGGCTACGACACCATGCAGGTAGCGGGCGAATGCGTACAGCTGCTGCACACGGACAAGACCATCCGCCGCCTGTTCATCGACATCGGTGGCCTGGGCGCTGGCGTCTATGACCGCCTGGTAGAGCTGGGCTTCGGCGATCGCGTCACCGCTGTGAACTTCGGCAGCAGGGCTCGCGACGACCGCAGATACAAGAACAAGCGCTCCGAAATGTGGGGCGATATGGCCGACTGGATCCACGACGACATCACCCCGCTGATTCCAGACGACGACGTGCTGCACGGCGACCTCACCGCGCCCAGCTACAGCCACAGCAGCAACGGCCAGATCCAGCTGGATCCCAAGGACAAGATCAAGAAGGACACCGGCAAAAGCCCCGACTGTGGCGACGCGCTGGCGCTGACCTTCGCCGAACCGGTAGCCGCCGATGATCAACACGTACCGAACTGGCGCCGCGAGCGGTTGCTGGCTCGCAACAAATCCGCGATGAGAGGCTGACGATGCCCGCCACCACCCCGGGCGACGGCGCCCTCGACGAGATCCAGGCCGCCCGCGCCAACTGGGCCCGCTACCTGCACGGCATGATGCGGGGCCACGACGACTATTGCGAAGTGGCCCGTATGCTTGAGGACTTCTACCTGGGCGGCGGCAAGCAGTGGTCAGCCGAGGATCGGGAGTACGTCGAAAGCCAGGGCCGGCCCGCCCTGGAATTCAACCAGGTGATGCCAAAGATCAACATCGCCCTGGCCCACCAGATCCACAACCGCATGGACATCCAGTTCAAGCCGCGGGGTGGCGCCGCCGACGATGAGCTGGCCAGCACGCTATCGAAGCTGGCGATGCAGATCGCCGATCAGAACATGCTCCACTTCAAGGAGTCGGCGGTCTTCGCTGATGGAGTGATCCAGCAGCGCGGCTACTATGACATCCGTATCAGCTACGACACTTCGATCCTGGGCGAGATCAAGGTCGGCGTGCTCGATCCCATGGACGTTATCCCGGACCCCGATGCCAAATCCGCGGATCCCGGCGATTGGGCGGATGTGACCATTCTGCGCTGGATGACCCTGGCTGACATCGAGCAGCAGTACGGCAAGGACGCGGCCGACGGCGTGCGCAATCGTAAGGGTTTCAGCGACGAAGACTTTGGTTTCGACATCTACAACGTCCCGCGCTCGCGCTTCGGCAACCATGACAGTTTCGGCGGCTACTCCAGCGCCGAGCTGGACCAGGCCGACGACAGCACCCGCCGGTACCGGATTGTCGATCGCCAGTACTGGCGGATGCGGGATTGCGACATCGCCATCAGCCTCACCGGCGACATCTACGACGTGTCGGGGCTCACCCCGGAGCAGCGCCAGGACCTGACGGGCGTGGTGCTATCCAAGCGCCGAATGCGCCGCGTGATGTGGACCGTGACCACCGAAGACGCCGTGCTTTACCACGACTGGAGCATCTACCGGCACTTCACGGTCGTGCCCTTTTTCCCGTTCTTCCGCCGCGGCCAGACCCGCGGCCTGGTAGACGCCGCCGTGGGGCCCCAGCAGCTGCTCAACAAGACGATGAGCCAGATGCTGCACGTCATCAACACCACAGCCAACAGCGGGTGGATCACCACTGCCAACACCATCAGCAACATGAGCCCGGGCGAGCTGGAAGAGCGCGGCGCGGAAACAGGCCTGGTGATTGAGCTGAAGTCAGGCACCAAGATGGAGGAGCGGCCGCAGAAGATCACCCCCAATCCCATCCCGCCTGGCCTGGATCGGATCGTCGACCGGGCACACAGCCTGATCGATGACACCACCGGCATCCACCCGTCCATGCAAGGCGCGACTGATCGCGAAATCAGCGGCGTTGCCATTCAGTCCTACCAGTTCGCCGGCCAGCAGTCGCTGGCGGTGCCGCTCGACATGCTGCAGTTCTCTCGGGTGCTGCTGGCCAACCGCTTCTTGGAGCTGATCCAGTCCTTCTACGACGAGCCGCGCATCGTGCGGATCACCGAAGTGGACGCTGTGGGCCAGGAAACCGATACGCCGCTGCACCTCAACTGGGACGACGGCAGCGGCAACATCACCAATGACCTGACCATCGGCAAATACGACGTGGTGATCACCGAGGTTCCGGTTCAGGTGACGTTCCAGAACAGCCAGTTCCAGCAGGTCCTGGAGATGACCAAGGCCGGCGTACCAGGCCTGGCCAAGTACCTCATCCGCTACAGCACCCTCGCCGACAAGCAGTCCATCATCAAGGACCTCGATGCTCAGTCCCAGCCCCAGCAGGACCCTCTCACCGAAGCGAAGGTGCAGCTCACCCAGGCCCAGGCACAGAAGACGCGCAACGAAGCCACCAGCAAGGCCGTCGAGCAGCAATACAGCGCCATCCAAGCCGGCGCCACCATCGCGCAAATGCCGGCCGTGGCACCGGTGGCAGACACCATCCTCAAATCGGCAGGCTTCGAGGATCACGATGCTGCACCGCTGCCGGAACCCGCGCACCCGATCGTCGGCGACAACCCAGCCGCCGGAGCGCTACCGCACAACACCAATCCCCTGACGCCGGCGCATGCAGCCGTAGGCCTCAATGCCGGCATCGAGACCCCGCGCATTGAAGGTGCGCCAGCTCAACCCTGACCACTCCCATCCTCGAGGGCGCCATTCCATGGAACACGACATCGAATTTGCCGAACCTGATAACACCACTGCTGACGTCGGCAGCGTGCGAGAGACAGATCCGGACCTGCTGGACATCGGCGACGACCGCGGCGATGAATTCATTCCGACCGATGAAGACGGTGAAGAAGCCGCAGCGCCTGCTGCTGTCGTGCCGGCCGCCACGGCAGCAGATGCAGGGTCGGAAGCTGACCCTGAGGCCGAGGCGGATCCAGACGCCGCAGCCGGCAACAAGCCGCGGATGATCCCTCACCAGCGCTTCAACGAGGTCAATGAGAATCTCAAGACGGAGCGCAAGCTCCGCGAGCAGCTCGAGCAGGAGAACGAGCGCCTGCGCCAGCAGGCTGCACAGGGTGCTCAGCCGCCTGCGGCGACGGCGCCCGAAACGCCACCGGCCGCCGCCCCCGAAGCCTTTGACTACCGAGCGGCCGAGCGTCGCTACCAGCAGCTGTTCCTGGACGGTGATGAGGACGGCGCTGCCGCGGTACGCGAGGAGATCAACACCGCCCTGCGCGCCGAGGCTCAGCACCAGGCCGACCAGGCCGCACGCACCGCCATCAGTCAGTACCAGGCCACCCAGCAGCAGCTCCAACAGCAGCAGGCCGCCAGGACCGAGGCCGAGCAGTTCCAGCAGTCGGTCGCCAAGGTCTATGCCGAACATCCCAGGCTGTCGCCGGAGTCCGCCGACTACGACCAGGGCCTCGAGCAGGACGTTATCGACTGGTCCAACGTCTTCGTCAGCCGCGGCATGACCCGATCCGACGCCCTACAGGCGGCGGTCCAGAAGATGCTGCCAGCAGCTTCATCCACGGCGCCATCGGAGGCGAAAGTGAAGCCTGCCCCAGGTCAGCTGTCCCAAGAACAGATCCAGCGAAACCTGGAGCGCGCCAGCCAGCAGCCGCCACTGCCAACCGAGGGCACCGGTCAACGTCGCGTTATCGACATTTCCAAGCTGACGGATGAAGAGTTCGAGAGCCTGCCCGAGGCCGATCGCCGCCGCGCCCGGGGTGACAGCTTGTAACCGCTCCCGAAGATGCCCTGAAAGCCCTCTAATCCAGGATGGCTTTCGGTGTGCAATTTCAGACTGGTTATATACCCACCTACCCTCACCATTCCCAACCCGTTACCTTTCCGGCCTATCGAAAGGGAGAGTACGGCGATGGCTGGAACGCCAGCAACCAAAGGCGAGGAGATTACCAGAGGCGTTAATCAGCTATGGGAAGACCTCACGGCACGAGGCATGCGTCTCGACGAGTTCAAATGGCGCCGCCTATTTAACGATGCTGAAAAGCTGAGCAAAACGCGGGAAGACGGCGAGCGCGGTCTGCAGCTACAGGCGATACTCCAGGGTCTGCGACGCGATCTATCGGCCGCTGAGTCGCTGTTCCGACAGAGCGCCGGACGCTATGGCAAAACGAGAACTTGGTACATCCACCGTGCAGCCATTGCTCCCTATCTTGCCCAACCTGGCATGGTGGTCGATATGATCGAGAACGACTACCCGTCAGGTGACCCCCTTGGACTCACCACACTCGTTAATTCGTGCAGCCAAACCGGTCTCTACGTAACTGCACGACGCGCAATGCGAGAATTGGAAGCCATAGCTCCCGAGGGTGGCGAGATACAACTGTTCGTCAACAAGACGGAAACACAAGCTGCTGCTCGATATCTCACCGACCACGGTATCGATGAAAGGATAGTCGCCGATAGAATTCAGGTGTCTCAAGAGGTCGTCGAAAAGCACTTCAATGTCAGCAACATGAAAATGGAAGCTGGCGATTTCGGGATCCTCTTTCAATACATCCATGATGCAGACGCCGAAACGTTGATAGCGATTGATCAAGAGATCTCACGTGAGCTATGCGCACGGTTCGAGGACACGCTATCCGACCACCTCACGATTGAAGTCTCCCCAAAGGACTAGGGTGTTATCGTGCCAGTAGAACATACGCACTTTATTAACTTTGCCCAGAACGCTATTTCCACCGGGCAAGCCGTTGAGTTCGACTGCCGCAACGCAATCAGCAGGGCCTACTACGCTGCTTACCACAAGGCCTGCACCAAGTTGGAAGAGCTGAGCATACCTATTCATAGGAGGTCCAATACTGGGTCGCATCAAGCTTTAATTGAGACAATTCGTGGGGCTGGCACTACTGGTCGTTTGATTGCCGATGATCTGAATAGGCTCAAGAAGCATAGACATCTAAGCGATTACAGGTTGAACGACACGATAGGGTTCAATATAGCCAACAAGTGCGTTGCGCAATCCGTCCACATCATTGCCATGTTAGACAGATTACAGCCATGAAATCGCTCCTAGCGCTACTTCTCGTCCTGCCCGTCTCGAGCTTCGCCGGCAATTTCGCCACCTGCATACTAGACAAGGTACCTGGCGTTAAAAACGACAACGCTGCCGGTGCCGCTTTCCAAGTATGCAACGCCAAATATCCGGACCGGTACCAGGGCGTAACTCAAGGCGATGGCCGAGGTATTTGGAGCTATGACTCAGGCGCCGAGTGCGCATTGGCCAAGGCTCGGGACACCCTGAGCAGCGATGGCGCGGGCATGATTCGGGTGGCATGCAATGCGCTGTACAACGAGCCTGTGGGCACGTTTGGCGACCTCAAGAAGCCATAGCGAGTCGGCAGTAGACGTTCCCTCAGTTGCGAAAACCGCCCTTCACCGGGCGGTTTTTTTTCGTCCTCACGGCCATTGACGAGAAGGCTCAGTTACATACCCTGCCGGCCAAGCGCAACCCCTTACCAGGGCGCGCCCCAGGCGGCACTGATCCGCTCGCTCGCCGAGTCGGCGTACCTCGCCCTGGTCGGCGTTAAACCACCCCGCAACACTGCTGTAGAGCGTTCCGGCTACGCCAAAAGGCCGTTTTTCGCATCGGGTGGCGACATACCCCAGCACAGACCAATCAATCGACGATAGGAGCGCCACCATGGCCGCTACCAACTTTGCTGCCATGACCGGCAGACAAAAGATCGTCTGGTCCCGTGAGCTGTGGATCGCCGCTCGCAACCAGATGCTGCTACAGAAATTCATGGGCAAGGGCCAAGGTGCGATGATCCAGCGGATCACCGAACTGACCAAGACCGAAAAGGGCGAGAAGGTGCTGATGCAGCTGGTCGCCGACCTCCAGGGTGACGGCGTTATCGGTGACGATGAGCGCGAAGGTCGCGAAGAGGCGATGCAGACCTACAGCATCGAGATCCAGATCGACCAGATTTCCCATGGCGTCATCAACAAGGGCAAGCTGGCCGACCAGAAGACCGTCATCAACTTCCGCGAGCAGGGCCGCGACAAGCTGGCGTACTGGCTTGCCTCTCGCTGCGACGAGCTGGCCATGCTCACCCTATCCGGCGTGGACTACAGCTACACGATCGACGGCGCCAAGCGAGATCCCAAGTCGCCGTTCCCGCAACTGGCTTTCGCCGCCGATGTGCGGCCACCCACCTCACTACGTCAGCGCCTCTGGAACGGTACCCAGCTGGTGGCCCCGGATACGTCCAAGGTCACGTCGGCTTGCACGCTGAGCTACGCGATGCTGGTGGACGCCGGTGCTTGGGCAAAAGACCACTACATCACGCCGCTGCGTGTCGGCGGCAAAGAATATTACGTGGTGCTGCTCAAGCCGGGCGCCCTGGCCCAGCTCAAGAAGGATCCGGACTATCTACGCGCGGTGACCCAGGTGGCGAGCAAGGATGGCCAGAACTCGCCCTTCTTCACCGGCGGTACCGTGACCGTCGACGGCCTGGTGCTGCATGAGCACCGCGTCGTCTACAACACCAAGAAGGCACCGGCCGGGCAGAAATGGGGGGCGGATGGCAACGTCAACGGCACCCGTACCCTGATTTGCGGCGCCCAAGCCCTCGGTTTCGCCGACCTGGGCGCGCCCGAGTGGGACGAGAAGAAGTTCAACTACGGCAGCCGGCAGGGCATCAACATCGACAAGATGTTCGGGTTGCTCAAGCCCCAGTTCTACAGCACCCAGGATGAGTCTGTGCAGGACTTCGGCGTCCTGGCCGTAGACCACTACCTCGCCTAATCGCCCGCCTGCCGGATCCCCTCCGGCAGGCGCATAGGAGCATTCGCACCATGCCTATCCCCTTGAATAGCAACCGTCAGCGGCCGGCTGTGCTGATCCAGGATTTCACCTTCGCTCAGTTGCAGGACGCCTTGGCCCTGGCCATCGCCCAGCTGCCCGGCGGCGCGATTGTCACTGCTGGCCATCTGATGGTGACTACCGCCTTTGCTGGCGCCACCACAGCCCAGCTGGGCGACGCCACCACCCCGGGCCGCTATACCCCGACAGCGCTGGATCTGAAGGCCACTGGCCTCAAGGCCCTGACCCCCACTGGTTACCGGCTCGAACAGACCCAGTATCTGCTCTTGACCTTGGATGCGAAGCCCACCGCGGGCGCGGGGCGTCTGGTCCTCGAGTACATCGAGCACGGGGTCTCCCACTTCGTCCAAGGCTAAAGCCCAGCCCAGGGATGGGCCCACCCCTTACAACCGCAAAGGCAAACGAACATGACCGTTACCCATGCCCCTATGCGCTTTCTGCCGCCCACCGGCCACGATCAGCTCCACATTGGCCTCACGTCCGGACACAGCACCATCGTCTACCGTCTGAACCCGGAGGACGGTAAGCCTGGTACGCCTATCCAGCAGCGCTATCGCAAAGAGGCGATCGCCCGTGGCTGCGAAATCGAGGGCATGGAGGACGAAGAAGAGGTCTCCGAAGAACCCACGGACCACCACCAGCTGATCATCCAGGCGATCGAAGCCATCATCCAGGCCGACCAGCCTGAGTCCTTCGACGAAAACGGCAGGCCGCTGATCGAGGTAGTGAAGAAGCAAGCTGGCTTCAATATCACCAAGCGCGAATACGATGCTGCCTGGGTCGATTTCGAGGAATCGCTCAATCAGCCCGATGGCGACGGAGGCGCCTAAGTCATGCTGGTGGCCGAGCTGATTCGCAACTGGCGCGAGGATGCCAAGGATGACGTGAAGCCCTACTTCTGGTCGGATCGTCAGCTGCTGCGCTGGCTGAATGCAGGCCTGCGCCGCTATGCCCTGGAGACGCGCAGCCTCATCGACAGCTCGAGCCCCTTCACCCAGCACCAACTCGAGCCTGGCGCTGACCGCCTGCGGCTGGATGATCGGATAATCGAGATCCTGCAGGCCAGTACGTTGGCCACGCCCAAGCTCGAGCTGCTCAAGCCTGGCACCCTCCCCTTGCTGGGGCGGGTCGAGACAGGCCATCCCCGGCAGCTGGAAATCGACATCGATGCGCGGCAGATGCGCCTCTATCCGGTACCCGAGCGAGTCGAGACGCTGCAGCTGCTGGTGATCCGCCTCCCTCTGTGTCCTGTCGACCACGGCGGTGAGATCACTGACATCCCGGAGCAGGACGTCGAGCTGCTGAACCACTACCTGGACAGTGAGGCCTACCAGGTCCAGGACGCCGAGACGATAGACCCCCGGCGAGCGGCCGAGGGCCTGGCGCAATTTCTGGCGGGCTGCACCCAGGTGCTTGAGCGTACCCAGGCGCGCCGGCGCACTGCCGCTCGCCCCGTGCGATATCGGTGGTGAGCCATGACTGAGACGCGGCAGAACTGGAGTCTCGGCATCGACAACCGTAGCGACCTGCGCCGGGTGCCAACAGGGGCGCCCTATCGTGGCCAGGCGCAACCGGGGGCGCTACGTGAGGCGATCAACGTCGATGCCAATGCCGATGGCAGCATGAGTCTGCGGGCCGGCTACCAGCGGATCTATGCCGGTACCGGCGTGCGCGGCGCCCTGGCCTTGGGCCAGAAGGTGCTGATCGCCGATGGCGCCGACTTGGTGGAGTTGGATCTACCGAGCGGCGCCCATCAGGTCGTGCGACAAATCCCGGCGAGCGGCGTGTTCGCCGGCGCAGAGCTGAACGGCGAACTGTTCTTCTGCACCAGTAGCGAGACGCTGCGCTACGACGGTCGCACCGTGCGTCCCTGGGGCGTGCCCACCGTGACCATGCAGCCGCTCCCCTCGGTCGTGGCGGGCGGCCTGGCCCCAGGCAACTACCTCTGTGCCTGTACCCTGGTCAATGCCCAGGGCGAGGAAGGCGGGACCGTTCAGGCCCTGACGATTACGCTTGAGCAGCCAGGTGGCCTGGCGTTCCAGCTGCCGGCCGCACCCGTTGGTGGATCCATGCGGGTCTACGTCGGGCCCGCCAGTAGCGGCACTCTGTATCTACAGGGTGAAGCCACCGGCACGGTCACGGTCACCACCCTGCGCGACGATACCGCCCGACTCGAAACGTTGGGCATGAGCGCCCCTCTCATCGGCCAGGCCATTGTCGCCTACAACAGCGTGCTGATGACCGTGAACGGCTCGACACTGAGCTATACCAAGCCTTTCCGGGCCCATCTGCGCAGCGCCCTGGACGTTTTCCAGTTCGGTGACGTGATCGACCTGGTCATGCCGGTAGCAGACGAAACCGCTGCTGGCCTGTTTGTCGCCGCCGGCGAGCGGACCTACTACCTGAGCAGTCTGGAGACCGATGCCGTCAGCCAGGCACAACCGCTGCTCTATGGCGCCGTGCCCGGTACCGGTGTGCGCCTGCCTTCTGGCGGCGCGACCTGGATGACCCGCTTCGGCCAGTTGGTGGCCAGCCCGGGCGGTGTCACCAAGATCCTCACCGAGCACTTCGCTCCCGAACCCGCCGTTAGCGGTGCCGCCGGCGTACTCGAGCACAACGGGCAGCAACTGGTCGTCGCGACCGTGCGCGGCTCTCCCCAGCCCGGTGGCCTGGCCGCTGGCGACTACTACGTTTCGGAGATCATCACCCATGAATGACGCCCTGCTCGCGCGCGGATTCGTCTACCACGGCGAGGTCATTGCGCCGTCTGGCGCCGTGATGGACCGCCATATCGACTACAACCGCATCCCGAAGGTCGGTCGCACTCACCTGGCCGGTCTGATCCGTGGCACCGGTGCGCCCATCAGCAGCTGGTATGCGTTCGTGTTCGCCGGCAATTTTTCGCCTACCGACGACACCACGGCGGCGGATCTGCCGAGCAACGCCGCCGAGTTCACCGGCTACAGCGAAGCCACCCGGCCTATCTGGCAAAGCGTTTTCGATGGCAACGCGAACATCGACAACCTGGATAGCAAAGCCTCCTTCACCGTGCCGAAAGACACCCGTATCTATGGCGCTGGGTTGGTTTCGGTGCCGACCAAGGGCGCCAACACCGGTGTGCTGCTGTCCATCACGCGCTTCGCCAGTCCGCGCGACATCCCGGCCGGCTCGACCTACACCCTGGGCGTCGGTCTGACGCTGGTTTCGAGTTGAGGGCCGTCCCATGAGCATGTCCCTCTACGCGCGCAACCAGCTGCTCGGACTCCTGGTCTCTGGCAAGACCCTGTATGTCAGCCTGCACACCGGCAGTCCCGGGGATTCCGGCTCCAGCGAGGTGACGGACAAGAACTATGCACGCCAGGCGGCGAGTTTCAACGTGGATTCCAGCACCGGCGCCGCAACCCTGGGCGGCGCCCTGACCTGGAAAGCGGTCGCGGCAGCTCTGACCGTCACCCATGTGGCGCTTTACGACGCCGCCAATGGCGGCAACCAGATCGCTCGGCAGGCGCTCAAGGCAACCACTACCTACGCCGCCGGCGACACGCCCACCATCGCCGCTGGCGACCTGACCCTGAGAGGCTGATATGAAACGCAGCTTGGCCATGCGCTCCACCCTGCTGACCGCCTTCAAATCCCTATTCGATGGCTCGGTGCTGAACGTCTACTCCGGCACCGTTCCCACCTCAGCCGACGCGGCCTTGCCGTCCGATGCCACGCTGCTCTGCTCAATTTCGAAGGAAGGCACCGGCGCCGGTATCTCCTTCGACAGCGACGTATCCCAAGGGGTGCTGGTCAAGAACAGCAGCGAAATCTGGAGCGGTACCGTGGTCGCGTCCGGCAAGGCGACCTTTTTCCGCCTACAGAAACCGAACGACGACGGGTCCGCCAGCACCACGCTGGCGCGCCTGCAGGGCACCACGGCCCTGATTGATGCCGACCTGAACCTCTCGAGCCTGGATTTCGTACCAGGCAATGAGCGCCGGATGAAGGCGTTCACTGTCTCCGTGCCAGCTGGCTAAGGGGCGGTCATGCGCAACCGGCTCGTCAAGCAGGGGGTTTCCACCTACACGCCTGGGGTGCCGGCGGTCGTGGGCCGACCGGCCTATTGCACCAGTGAGGTGGTGACAGAACTGGTATGGGTCGACGTGGGCGGCACCACGCGCTACGTCAACAGCTACGACACCTCCCTGGCTGCTGGGCGGAATCTCGACCGAACCGGAAATACGATCTACGTCGGCCTGCGTGTGCAAGAGCCTCGGCAGATGAGACGTACGGTCTGTTATCCGGCGGTACCCGTCCAGCCCGGGCGGGACGCGGTCGCCTCCTATGATGCGCAGATAGGTTGGAACGCCGGCGCCAGCAGCATCCTGCTCCAGGACGGCGACCTCATCGCCACCTTCGTCCTGGATCGAGCCCCGAACGGCGTGCTCTGCGGCCTGGCCAGCTCGGGAGTGGCTTCGGGGGACTTCTCCAGTATCGAGCACGGGCTCTACAGCGATGGCGGCCGTTACCAGGTCTACGAGTCTGGCCGCCTGGTATTCACCAGCGGGCAGATGGCAGTGAATCAGCCTGCTCTGGCTATTGGCCGGGCCGGTGAGACCGTCACCTACTACATCGGTACCGAGCGCTATGTCAGTGGCAAGCCTTCGCACGGAGCGAAGCGCCTGGCGGCTTCGTTGTATGTCGCCGGCGACTATGTGGATTCGCCCGCGCTGGGCCCTGCTCGCAGCCTGTCGGCGGACATCCAGCTCGAACTGGATGGCGTGGCCGTCACTACGGTCGGTGATGGGAAAGGGAGCAATCCAGGCGGATCCACCACCTTGCCGATGGTGGCCGTCGTGGAGCTGGACCTGAGCGGGTCCGCCTTTCTCGGCAACCAGCCGGCGGTAGCACCGTCGCCGCCGGTGGTGGATGTCTCGGCGCTGGTGGTGTCGCTGCCGGTCGTGATGTCCGCTGTCTGCACCGAGGTGGTGGTGGAGACGGGCCGGCTTGCGCTGGACCTGGTGGTGCGCGGTGACGAAGAGTTGTCAGGTTACGGTCAAGCGGAATTCACCGTCGAGGTCAGCGCCTGGGAGGAAGCCCCGCTTGGCCTGCGGGATGATTACTTCGAGACCATCCTCGGGCTCGACGCCTATGACTCGCCCCTGGTGGTCTACAGCCTGATCCAGGAATCCCTGACGATCGGTAGCCAGTTCGACATTCTCATCGCCCTGGGCGACGACCTATTCGAGCTACTGGCGCTGCGCGATCGCCTCACCGTGGCCATGCTGCTCCGGCACGTCATCCAGGAACGGTTGAGCGTGAGCGATGACGCCCGGGTTGCCCAGCAGATGGCGCTGCAGTACGCCACCAACCTGGCCACCGGCGCGGTGACGCGCTACCAGGGCTATGACTTCGGGGGCTATCTGCAGGTGGATGGCCAGACGCTGGCCTGGCGCCCGAATGGGCTCTATCGCCTGGGCGGCGCGACCGACAATGGCCAGCTGCTCGAGGCGATGCTGGAATTCGCCGCCGAGGACTTCGGTACCAACGCGGCTAAGTTTTGCGACTGGATCTACCTGGGGCTGACAAGCGATGGCGAGGCGGTGGTCAAGATCCTGGACGATAACGGCGCGGAATACGTCTACCAGGTCCGGGGCGAGAGCCCAACGGTTCGGGCGCAGCTTAGCCGCGGTCTGCGTTCGACACTGTGGCGAATGCGTCTGCAGGTGAGCCAGGCGAGCCAACTCGACCTGGATAGCGTCGAATGGGTAATTCGCTCGAGCACCCGGCGGCTCACCCGATGATCCGCCACTCGTTGCGCCTACTGCAGGGGTCGGGCGCCTACCTGCGCCAGCAAGCGCTACAGCTGGCAGAAGGCCTGGGCAGGGGCGGGATTCGCCGCCGGATCCTGGACGGGTACCTGATCCAGGCGCGTAAGACCGGTGAGCGTTCGGTGACAACCACGATCCTTGACCTGCCTGGTTCGCTGCTCGGCTGCAATGATCCCTTCGCGGACGGGGATGGGCGGCCGTTGCAGCAGTACGTCGCGGTCGGCCCGCGTGACGACTTCAATCCCTTGTTGACCCAGTCGACGCCTGCCAAGCCGCGGGAGGTGGCCAGCGACGCCCCGCAGCAACCGGGTTACTCGGCGGCCTATGCCCTGGGCGATGTCGGCTATGACACCCTGGCGTGCTTCACGGGGCTGCCACAGGAAGCGGGCCGCTATTTGTGCCGGGCTGTGGTGCGAACGGATCTGACCGAGATTCCGGATCGCAGCGTCGGGATCGCCGACCAGGCCCGCTTTTTCATCCAGATGACGTTCCGGGCCGGCGTTTCGCCAGCAGACGCCTTTATCGTGAACGTTGCCGAGGACTTCATTCAGGCCCGCACCGGGTTCCGCTTGGTAGTCAGGACACCGACCCAGGGTGTCGAGCGCTTCACCTGGGAGTACCCATTCCCCTGCGCCTATTACGACGAGCAGGGGCAACACATCCTGCTGGTGGTGAGCGTAAATCAGCGTGGGCAACCCATGGACCTGGGATGGCAGACGGATGCTGGTGTCAGCGCTCTGCTCATTGCCAAGCTGGTTTTCCAGGATACCGCGCAAGGCCGACAACTACGCTGGGCCTGGCACCATCTCACACGCCTGGATGCCCCGCCCTTTCCCTGCTGCCAGCCTGGGCAATGGAGCGAGGTGAAAGGCGCCTACAACTGGCACGACCTGGTGGCCACCGGGCGCATGTACAACCAGGCGATGGACGCGGCGCTGGCCGTATCGGACCAGGGCCAGGCCACCGTCTTCTTCGTGACCCGTGTCCTGCAGACCGCAACGACAGAGCAGATGGATGGAGACCAGGTGCAGAGCGTCCCTGTGGTTTGCCAGGTGGAAGCGCTGTTGTCGGTCAGCTTCGATGCGCGGGCCGATTCTCCCCAGGCCGAAACCCGCTTGGTTTTTTCAGATGTGCTGGGCTCGCAGTACACCTCGCTCTATGCGCGCTTCTCGAGTGGGGATGCCGCTATTGCTCGCGAGCTGAACATTTGGGGCGCTTGCTACCTTGGCGACCAACCCCGCGTGGTCTATTCGTCAGCCTGCTACGAGCGCCGGGGCGATCGGTACAACTATCCCGCCTACACCATGCGCTGGCCTGGCTCGCAGGGTGGCCAGGTTCGCTACGTTTACTCCACCCGTGTGGCTGAACTCGCTGTGGCCGATGCTCATCAGGTGTTGCTCACTCGCAGCGCTACCGAGGCCGGTGCGATCGCTCTGTGGCCGGTCGGCCCAGGCGGTGAAAGTGACGGCCTGACCCGCTTCTGGACCGTCCGGAAGCTGCGCCAGCTGACCAAGACCTCTGAGCGTTCGTTGGTAGTCAGCGGCTTGGCTTATCCCTATAGCCTGTCCGCTATGCCGGCGGTCCGGCTGGTCAGCTACAGCCTGGCGGCCGGGCTACAACCCCTGAGTGAGGTAGAGCCCGCCGAAGGCAGCACGGAGTCCGCGTCGCGACTCCGGATTCCGGTGCCGACCTGTTACCAGCTGGCGCAATTCGACGCGGACGGCAAGGAAACGATGCCGGCCGGTCTGCTGCTCAGCTATTACGGCGCCGGTACCCAGCGTAGCTACCTCTCGAAGGACAGTGGGCGAACCTTCAACGAGTACGTCAAGTTCGGCGCCGCGCATGGCGTGTTCTACCTTGGCTCACCGCTGTGGCAACCGGTCTACGGCAACATCTTCACCCCCTGATAGGACTCATCATGGCATCCAACTACAGCGGTACCACACAGAGCCTGCTGGCCATGGCCTCCCAGGCGATGACCGAGGCCAGTAATCAGGCCCGCCGGATCGGTGTCGCCCCCCGCCCGAGCTTGAAGGAGGCCACCTTCGACCATCAGGTACCGGACATCCACCTGGATCCACCCGCCCAGTTCGCCGACCTGTTCACCGGCAGCAACAACGCGGATCCGAATATCCAGGCGATCAACGCCCAGGTGGACAGCTGGACCGCCAAGTATTTCCCGGCGATCGCCAGCAACATGAAGAGTGTGCCCGAGGACTGGTTGGTAGCGGTGATCGGCGGCACCACGCCCTATGGCCAGGACAAGACCGCTTTCGAGCTGGTCTGGCAGCGGGCGCGTGACCGGGCCTATCGCACTGCACGTAGCGAGCAGCGCACGCTCGAGGCCAATGTCTCGGCCCGCGGTTTCACCTTGCCGCCGGGCGTTCTCGCCCAGGCGCTGCTCGACAGTGAACAACGCGCCAGCGAGGCCGCGCTCGAGGTGAACCGCGAGCAGGCCATCAAGGAGGCCGAAATCAAGCAGGATCTGCTCAAGTTCGCGGTGCAGCTGGCCAGCAACATGAAACTCGGGATTCTACAGAGCTGCGCGGACTACTTCCGCGCCTACACCCAGCTGTACACCCTCGACAGCGACGCCGCGCGCAGCAAAGCACAGGCCTATGGCGCCTTCTACGGGGCGCTCAGCTCCTATTACGGGGTGGAAGTATCACTGGAGCAGCTCAAGCTCGAATCCGCCAAAATCAAGGCCGATGTGAGCAACAACATTGACCGGAACCGCGTGGCCTTGCAGGGCATACAGACCGGCAGTGACGCCCTGGGCCAGGCTACTCGCGCCTTCGGTGACATCGCCGCGCAGGCGGCCTCTTCTGCCGGCACTCTCGCGGTCGAAACGCAGAGCCTATAACTTCAACGCGAGAGCCCAAAATGGCCGATCTAATTTTTCAACCCTTCGATCCGGATAGACAGTTCTATCAAGGTATGTATCTAGGTGGCGACTATGTTTATAGCGCCGCATGGGATGGTAATGGTCAAGCGATCGCCAGAACGAAAGACGGAATACACTGGGACTTTACCGGCGGGTACATACCGGCCGGCAATATGGCTGGTGCCCAAGGGGACGTTCTGTATGCCAGCGATCAAAACAATGATTATACGTTGCTGGTCTCCAAAGACTTGGGCATCAATTGGGGCAGTTATAGCTTTCCAACTGAAGGAAGAGAAAAAAATTATCAAATAACACTTTCCAAGGGCTGCATTCTTATTCGATACACAACCCAAGATGCTCTGCACGTTTCTAAAGACTATGGGGTTTCCTGGAAAAACACGGGGTTGTCCAACGTCCAGGACGTTATTGCCACCCGACGTGGCACCTATGTGATGGCGAAGGATCGCCGGACGGTCTATTTTTCGGAGGATGGCACTAGTTGGAAGACGTTGTCGTCGCCACCGTTGAGCGGCGAGCTGTATGCCGGCTACGCCGGTAGCGAGCCGGCATTTTTTCTGCCCGCTACAAAGGGAACGATACTCTGGTTGAATGAGGCTTCTGAATGGGTAACCTTAGCTCTCCCCGGGACTGTTAGTGCCAATGGCGTAGGCTACGGATTTGCCTTGCACGCCATGGAACAGGGTGGTCTATTGCTCAAGACAACAAGTGGATCAGCTAATAATCCTGATAATCCGTTATTCTGCTATTTTCAAGACTCAAGTCAGATAGGCGAAGTTAGCCTAGTGGACGAATTTGATAACGGATTCAGCTATCCGCTAGGCAATGGCATAGTTTTCCCGAGTGGATATTTAAGCGTTAAGGTCACAATAAAAAGATTGCCATTTTGGAATAAGTTACTGCTGTCCAATGAGATAATCGGAAGCTAAGTTAGGAGAGTATTTCCGCGTATTGACGGCCATCGAGAGTGACATACCCTCGCCCCGAATTCACCCCGGGGGCCCTATGGCACAAGACGACCTCAACGCCGGCGACGTTCAGCTGGCCAAGCAGAAAAGCCAGCAGGATGGCCGAGCGCAGCGCCTGGCGAATCAGATTCAGAGCCAGGGGCAGCCCCTCTCAGGTGCCATGGCGCCCGCCATGGGAAACCCCGAGCGCGCGGCAAGGATGCAGGCGCAATTCGATACCCCAGTCACTCGCGGCATACCGGCGCCGGCTGCATCGGTCGCGCCAGTCACGAACTACGGCCCCAATCTCGGCCAGATTCAGGCGGGCGCACTGGCGGACATCGGCCGGTCATTGGTAGCGCAAATCGCCGGCGGCGATCCGGCGACCCTTCCTGGTGGCCAGAACTCGTTCACCAACACGGCCATGAGCCAGGCCACTCGCAAAGGCACTGGCTCGCTGGGCGATGACGTCCTGACGCATATCGGGGCCCGTCGAGCAGACGGCAGCGACCCGCAGCAGGATCCCGCTACAGCCCAAACCCCCGTTCCTGCGCCGGTACCCTCAACGTCGCCGGCAACGCCATCGGTACCCACCCAAGAACAGGCATTGATAGCCCCACCGGCGGCGACTGCCGCCCCGGCCACCCCAGCTACGAATGGTTACCGTGACACCGGTATAGCAGATGGCTTGGGTAGCAAGATCGTGATGCGACGCGATGCCCAAGGCCGCCCGAGCTTCACCAACGACCCCGCCGCGGTGGCGGGCGCCCAGTCCAGCGCCGTAAACGCCCAGCCCCGAGCTGGCCTGAGCATCATCGGCGGTGGCCAGGAGGGGATGGAGCGTAATCTGCGCGCCGTCCAGATCATGCAGCAGGCGCGCGCAGAGAATGCGGGCAGCGGCCTGACGATCGTTCCGGACAGCACCCAGGGCACCCTCCGTCAGCAGCAGCAGCGAGCCCAGATGCAGGCACAGGCACAGGAAGCCCAGCAGCGTGGTGGCCTTCAGCAGCAGATACCTGCCTACGACCCCAATCGCGCCGCGGCTGATCGTCTCGCCGTGCAGCGAGGCCAGCAAGAACTTGCCGGTGGCCAGCTCCAGCTCCAGCAGGCGCAACGCCTGGCTGACCTGCAGGCGGTCGTTGCCGACAACAAGCGCCCAGCCGCTGAGCGCCAGCAGGCCGCTATCGCCATCCAGGCGCTACAGGGAAACGACAAGGACCGATACCAGGCGGTCGAGGTGCCTGGTGGTGTCGATCAGAGCACCGGCAAGACGATCGTGCTGCGCAAGATGTTCGACACACGAACCGGCCACTTCGTGGACGAAGTTAATGCGGCATCCGGTGTCCAGGCCGCGCCGTCCGAACGGAAGTTCACCCCCGGATCCATCTACCGCAACCCGTCTGGCCAGAGCGCGCGATTCAAGGGCTATGACAGCAACGGCAAAGAGCAGTGGGAGCCCGTCTGATGGACTTCGATTCCAAGGACGCAGTAGCGGCCGACCAGACCACCACCCCGGCCGCCAGCGAGCAGCCTTTCCAGTTCGATTCCGCCGGCGCTACCGAGGCGACGATAGGCAACGAGTTCAAGCGTGGCATCAGTTCCGGTATCGATTCCGCCCAGGGCGCCCTGTACGGCCTCGCGGGCATGGCTGGTGATGCCGTAGGCCTAGACGGCGTGCGCGACTGGGGCCTGGCCGGCTACCAGCGCAATCAGGCAGAAGGCGCCGAGAACGCCCCCGCCGTGAGCACCTACCGCAGCGTGGGGGGCCTGCACGACGCCGCTCTCTACGCCGCCGGCGGCCTCGGTTCGCTGGTGCCCTTCGCCGCCACCTCGCTGGCCAGCGCCGGTACAGGCGGCCTGGTGGCCGCTGGCGCCAAGGTTGCGGCCCGCAAGGGGGTCGAGCGCTTCGCGGAATCCCGCCTCGCCCAGGGCGTCGCCGCGGCAGCCGGCCGCCTGCCCTCCGCTGCCACCGGCGCCAAGCTGGGCGCGGTGGCCAACTCGGTCGGGACAGAGCAAGGCCTGATCTACGGCGACATCCATGAGAAGACGGGGCAGTACGCGCCAGGTACCGCCGCCGCCTACGGCGCCGCGGCCGGCGCCCTGGACGTGCTACCCGAGCTGCGCCTGGCCGGCAAGATCCTCAACCGGAGCGGCAAGGCCGCAACCGAGCGATTCGCGCCTGGGCTGGCCAAGCAAATGGGCCTGGAAGGTTCCACCGAGGTGGGCCAGACGGCGTTGGAGAACCTGGCCGTCCAGAATGTGGACCCCAATCAACGCGCGTTCGAGGGCGACAACCTGCACCAGATGGTCGACGCCGGGATCATCGGCGCCCTGGGCGGCGGTGCGGCCCACACGCTCGGCCACGGCTACAACCGCATCGCCGGCGCACCGGCGCCGTTACCTGACGGCCCCTTGGCCCGGGCGGCCACGGTCGCCGCGCCGGCCGTCCCCGCTCTGCCGGCGCCTGACCGGCTGGGCCTACCGGCGCCCGATACCCTCTACACCGGCGCCAACGGCCAGACTTCGACGGTAGGGCCGAACATCAACGTCGATGGCACCATACAGCCATCGGTCCAGGGCCAGACCTGGGTGGATCCGCACAACCAAGTGCGGCCGCTGGGCGGCCAGGGCATGGAAAGCCAGACGCCCCAGGGCGATATGGGCCGGGTCGGCCAGTACGTCGAGCGCCCGGCGGATCTGTACCCGCCCGCCCAGGTGCCCGACCAGAGCGTCACACTGCGCGGCGAGAAGATCCAGGACGAGCCGGCACCGATCGATTACCAGGCTGAGCTGCGCGAGCGCGACCGCTTGCGGAGCTACCTGCCCGGGCCAGAGCCGAAGGTGCCCGATCGCAGCGAGCCGGAAACTCAGGCCGAGTCCGGCGCCCCAGCGGATACCGCCCAGCCCGCGCCCACAGTCGAGACCTTTGACGAGCACCAGGCCAAGGCCCAGGGCGATATCCGCGAGAGCATAAAGCAGAAGCGTGCTACGAAACGTCAGGACCAGGCGAAGGGTACCGATCCCAACACTACCCCGCGCCGTGGCGAAGTCGGCGGCAGGCTGGCCGCCGGCGAGGTGGTCACGACCGCCACCGGCCGCAGCACGTCGCCGTTCCCAGCCGTCAACTGGGGCACTAGCCGCAAGGCCCAGAACACCGTCAAGGCGGTGGACAGATGGCTGATGCAGAACGCCCACGATGAGGCCGCGGCCCGGGGCGACGACTTCGCCCGCCACCAGTTCGAGCAGAACCTGGCCAAACCGCAGCAGGCCGACAGGGACATGGCAGAGAACTATCTGTTCGGGACCGCACCGATCGCACCGCAGCCGCAGCCCTTGCTCAAGCCGCTGGCATCCGAGGCGAAGCCGAGCGCATCAACACAGCGCGGGCTGGATGGAAAAGACGCCCAGGGCCAGGGCCAGGCCAAGACCAGCCCCGCAACCGAGAGGTCCACCAGAGAGTCCGCAGGGACCGCCTACGGCGAATCCAATCGCCTGGTGAGCAAAGACCGCGCTGCCGAAATTCGCGCCAAGCTGAAAGCCAAGCTCAACGGTTCGCAGCTGAATAGCGGCCTGGACCCTGAGATTCTGTCCCTCGGCGCTGAGCTGGCTGTGTTCCATATCGAGGCTGGCGTGCGCACCTTCGCCGCCTTCGCCCGTACCATGGCACAGGACCTGGAGATGCCGCTGGATAAGGTTCGGCCGTTCTTGCGTTCCTGGTACAACAGCGCCCGCGACATGCTCGAGGATCACGGCGAATCGATCGAGGGCATGGACCATCCGGACCAGGTGCGCGCCGCGCTGGCCAAGCTGACCAATGAGCCCGTGCCCGTAGGCACTACACAATCCATCGATCGCGGCGACAACCTCAATCGCGCGCGCGGCCGGGGCAAGGTGGCGGATATACTCCGTACCCCCCACACCACCGCAAGCGCAGCCCAGCCGGGCGACAACATGTTCGGCGACCCGGAACCCACCGGCGCCCAGGTAGCAGGAGCCACCCGTGACAAGGTCCAACGAGACGAACAGCGCAGCGAGCAGCAAGCCGGCCAGCAAGGCGAACCCGTCGGTGCTTCTGGCGTTGGCGGCGGTGTCCGCACGCGCGGCGATGCGCGACAAGGATTCGAGCCTGGCCAAGATCGGCCAACAGCTGAAACAGGGGGCGTAGATGTACCAGGTACCGCCGGAAGTCTGGAACGCGATCGCCGCGACCGGGAAACTGCAGAACCCGTCGCTGCGGATCCTGCTGGCGCTGCCGCCAGCGCAAATGATCGAGCAGCTGCGCAGCCAGGAGCAGGCGCTGGAGGCGTCCGGCGTGCCGGACAGCGTGATCAGCAGCTACCAGATGATGGCGCCGCTGTTGGCCGAGCACGAAGCTATAAGCCAGTACATCAACGAGACGGGAAGCTACAGCCTGCTCCAGGCACTGCCCGAGGTGCTGACGGCGCAGGAAGCCGTAGCGATCGCCCAGCAGGATCGCCCGTTGAACGACAGCGAGAGCGCGCTCTTGCTCAAGATGTTGACACCGCTCGAGCCGAACTAGAGCGACGCAAGGTAGCCCAGCGCCAGGCCAACGGTAGCGTCCCCACCACCCGCCAGGCCGATCCAGACGAGATCGCCCGCGCCCTCCCCCTGCTGCTCGAGCCTCAACGCGATGACGTGCTCAAGGCGGAGACCCGTTTCCAGAACGGCAACGGGATGCTGTTCACCAACGGCACCGGCACCGGCAAGACCGCCTCCGGCCTGGGCGTGGCCAAGCGCTTTGCCAACGCTGGCCGTGACAACATCCTGGTAGTCGTTCCTTCGGACAAGATCGCCAGCGATTGGGTGACATTCGGCGCCATGCTCGGCATGGATCTCAAGCAGCTGGCCAGCACCGACGACAACGGTGGATCCGGCCCCATCGTCACCACCTACGCCAACTTCGGCGCCAACCGGGCGTTGGCCAAGCGTGATTGGGATCTGGTCATTCCGGACGAGGCGCATTACCTTTCCAGCGCCCAGGACGGCGAGCGGACGCACGCACTGTCCACCCTGCGCGCGCTGACCGGCCACCACGACGGTTTCTATCGCTGGATCCGCGATCGCTACAGCCGTGAATACGACGCCCTGCAGCAGGCCCAGGCCACGCTGCCAGAGCCCGAGGCGCGCCAGTCGATGACGCCGGCAGCGATCGACAAGCTGGAGCAGGCCGTGGACAAGGCCAAAGCCAAATGGGACGCCATTGAGCAGCGAGAGGCTCCGAAGTGGCGCGCTCGCTGGGAGGCCCAGCAGGATCTGCCCAAGGCTGTATTCCTGTCCGCCACCCCGTTCGCCTACGTCAAGAACGTGGATTGGGCCGAGGGCTACCTGTTCCATTACGCGGATCCGCGCGAGCAATTCGGTAACGCCGAGCAGATGCGCGGCTACAGCTACAACAGCGGCGACTCCCGCGAAAAATTCTTCATGCAGCACTTCGGCTACCGGATGCGCTACAACAAGCTCACCGCGCCGGAAGCCGGGGTAAACCTCGAGCTGCTCGAGCAGAATTTCAACCAGCACCTGCAGGACACCGGCGCCGTCTCCGGCCGCCGCCTGGACGTGCCGCACGACTACGACCGCAAGTTCGTCCTGATCGACGCCGGCATTGGCAAGAAGATCGACGAGGCCTTCGCCTATCTCAACGATGAAAGCCGGGCGGCCAACGAGCGCGGCGACAAGCAGGCCGACCTCTATCGCGACGTGGAAAGCGCTACCCGCAAGGCGTTCGACTACCAGTCGCGCATGTACCTACTGGAGTCGCTCAAGGCCCGCGCGGTCGTGCCGCTGATCAAGCAGCACCAGGCCCTGGGCCGCAAGGTCGTGGTCTTCCACGATTACAACAAGGGCGGTGGCTTCAACCCGTTCGAGCGAGTCATCCAGCAGATCACCAGCGGCCAGCCGGCCCGAGACCTGGCGCGCAAGCTCTTCGCCGCCCGGCCCGACCTGTTCAAGCTGGATTTCTCGGGCCTCTACTCGCCGATCGAGACCCTGAGCGCCGCCTTCCCGGACGCCCTGTTCTTCAACGGCACCGTGCCCAAGGCCGAGCGCCGCGCGAATGCCGATCGCTTCAACGACGAGGCGGGCGAGCACCGCCTGATCGTGCTGCAGTCCGATGCCGGCCGCGAGGGTGTCAGCCTGCACGACACCACCGGCAAATGGCCGCGCGTGCTGATCAATTTGGGCCTGCCCGTGCGCCCGGTGGCCGCCACTCAGATAGAGGGCCGCACCTACCGAACTGGCCAGGCCTCGGACGCGCCTTTCCGCTACCTGACCACCGGCACCGCCTGGGAGGCTGGCGCCTTCGCCAGCAAGATCGCTCAGCGCGCTGCCACCGCGGAAAACCTCGCCCTGGGCGTCGAGGCGCGCGGTCTGAAACAGGCCTTCATCGACGCCTACGAGAACGCCAACGACGACGCCCCCTCGGCCGAGGAAGGCCGCGGCGGCAAGGAATACGACCGGGCGATGTCGGCCGGTAGCCTGCTGTCCGGCTTCAACAAGGCGAAAACCTACTACTACGCCCAGCAGAAGAACACCAAGCGCCGCGACCAGCGCGAGGGTGACGACTACTACGCCACCGCCGAGCCAATCGGCTTCAAGATGATTGAGTGGTCGGGGATCCAGGACGGCGAGAAAGGCCTCGAGCCCAGCGCCGGCCATGGCGCGATCGCGCGGTTCTTCCCGCCCCTGGCCGACGTGACCATGGTTGAGCCGAGCTACTCGCTGGCCGAGCGCGCCGCGCTTGCCAACGGCGGCGCACGGATCGAGAAAATGCGCTTCGAGGACTTCCCTCTGGTCAACAAGGCGCACGCCATCGTGATGAATCCGCCTTACGGCCGCGGCGGCAAGATAGCGATGGAACACGTCGCCAAGGCCGCCCGCCACCTGTACCAGGGCGGTCGTATCGTGGCGCTGATTCCGCGCGGCGGCATGGTGGAGCGCTACCTGTCCGACTTCATGGCCAGCGATGCGGCCAAGGGTCTGCAGGAGGTGGCCACCGTCGCCCTGCCCGGACTGGCGTTCGAGCGCGCCGGTACCGGCGTGAACACGCAGATCCTGGTGCTGGAGAAAACCGACCGACCGCTGGCGCCGCGCAACGTCGACCTGTCGGGCGGCCAGGACATTAACGAGCTGTTCGACCGCCTCGAGCACCTGGAAATGCCAGAGCGGGGGCCGGTGGAAGCGGCGCCTGAAGAAGCGCCCGCGGCGCCGGCGCCGACCGCTGCTGACGCGCCGAAGGCCTCGCCCTTCCGCAAGGCCAAGCAAAATGGCCAGAAGTCGGGGCACATCCCCCTCAACGGCCAGCAGTACCCAGTGGTGGAACACATCACCAAGGGCGGCAAGGGCAAGGTCATTCACGGGATCATCCGCACCGACCTGACCCAGGCGCAGGCCAAGGAGATCGACGCCTACACCTTCAAGAAAGATGGCGGCTGGTTCATCCGCACCGAGCATCTGACCGACACCAGTGGTACCCGCTACAGCGTCCCTGCCCAACCGGTCTTTGATGCTCCGCCCTCCGGACGCAAGCGCGACGTCTATCGGGCCCTGGCGCGCCGCCTGGCCGCAGGCACCGGCATAGACGTCCAGGTCGTAGACAGCGTGGGCGACCTGCCCAAGGTGCTCCGCGAGCAAATCGCCGCCGACAGTACTCAGGCGAGCGTGCAAGGCATCTGGCACAACGGCCAGGTCTTCCTGGTGGCCAACCGGCTACGCGACGCCAGTCAGGCGGCGCAGATCGCCCTGCACGAGATTTTCGGCCATGCCGGCGTGCGTGCGGCCCTGGGCAATCGCCTGGATCCGGTCCTCGACCAGATCTACCGCAGCCTGTCGCCGGCGCGAGCCGGTGAGTTGGCCAGCCTCTATGCCAGTCAGATCCGCAACCTGTCGGCAGCGGAGGCCCGGCGCCTGGTGGCGGACGAGCACCTGGCACAACTGGCCGAGTCCAATCCCCGCAACGGCTTCGTAGCCCGGGCGCTGGCCGCTATCCGCAAGTTCGTCCGCGAAGTGCTGCGCTTGCCCGTGCGCTGGAGTCACGCCGAAATGGTCGAGTTACTCGCCCAAGGCCGCCGAGCCCTGCTTGATCGCCGCGCCGGCGCCGGCACCCGCTATAGCCGGGAGCGCGTTCAGGAAAGCATCCAGCGTGTCGTCGCAAATGCCAAAAGCGCCGGTCATGCACCAGAGAAAGCTCACTTCGCAGAGGTGCAACCTTGGGTCGCCGCAGCGGCGGCTGAGCAGGGGCTGAATGTCACCGGGTACCAGCACATGCTGGATGGCTCAGCGGTTCGTCATATCCTGAGAAAGCATGGTGATGCCAAATCCGAAGGCCGCCGGGGCCAGATTGCTATCACTGAGGCTGACTTTGCGCAGCTACCAGAAGTAGTGGCCTCACCAGATCGGGTCGTATTCGGAACGCGCAACAGGCTTAACAAGGACCAGATCGTCTACATCAAGCGCATGCCTGATGGAACGGTGCTTTATCTGGAGGAGGTGAGGACGGGCCGAAAAGAATTGGCCGCGGTATCGATGAGGAAGTATCCCGCCACGATCCATGCCAACGCCATTACGGCGACCGTGGATCTCAACGCGCGAGACGATGGCGGGAATCCTTCGGCAATCACTGTAGTACTCAATCCCAACCAAGACAATAGTAGCTCCGACATCCGCTACAGCGTCGGCGCCCAGCCAGGCGACAAGGCCGACCTCGACGCCCTTCGAAAACTGGGCCTGGTGCCCGAGGAAGCCAAGGGCGTCCTGGCCAAGCTGCGCGAATTCGTCCAGGGCGATATGCGCGCCAAGCTCGGCGCCCTCAAGGCCCGCGCCAACGAAGGGATCTTCGACGGCCTGGCCGGGATCCGCCAGGCAGAGGAAGCGGTCGGCATCACCGGCGAGCGCCGCGGCTACGTCTCGGCCCGCCTGGCCACCGGCTTGCCCGATGTCATGCACGGCCTGCTGCACTTCGGCGCCCCGGAGTGGCGCGACGGCGTGCTGCAGCACAAGGCCGGTACCCGCGGCCTGCTCGAGGTCCTGGCCGACTTGGGCGGCGAGAACCTGACCGACTGGCTGGCCTGGGTCGGTGCCAAGCGCGCCGAACTGCTCGCCGCCGAAGGCCGGGAGAACAACCTGGGGCCGGACGAAATTCAGCGCCTGCTGGCCAAGGCTGGCGCCCGGGCCCCGCTGTTCCAGCAGGTCTATGCCGAATACGCCAAGCTGAACACCGCCATGCTCGACGTGGCCGAGCAGGCAGGCATCATCAGCGCCAAGCAGCGCGCCGGCTGGATGAGCGACTACTACATCCCCTTCTACCGGATGCTCGAGGACGAGGACGGCACCAGCACCCTGCTGGCGCCCACCAGCAAGGTAGGCCTGTCGCACCAGTCGGCCGCGATCAAGCGTCTGACCGGTGGTGACATCCCAACTGCCGACCTACTGGGCAACATCCTCACCAACTGGAGCAAGCGCCTGGATGCGTCGATGAAGAACCGCGCGCTCCTGGACGTGGTGGACAACCTCAAGGACACCCTTTACCTGGAAGCCGAGCCCAACCCCGGAGCTCCGGCCCGCGCCCAGGGCGTGGGCTTCGCCCGCGATCGGGACGACATCATCCGGATCCAGCGCGATGGCCGTGCCGAGTACTTCAAGGTCAAGGACAAGGCGCTGCTCCGCGCCGTCACCGCCATGAGTGGCATGTACTTCAAGGATCCGGTCACCACCCTCGGCCGCAAGTTCAAGCGCCTGCTGACCACGGGCGTGACCGCGGCACCAGACTTCATGCTGCGCAACTTCCTACGCGACTCTGCGCAGGCCTGGATCACCAACCCGGACACATTCAAGCTCGGCATCGACTCGGTTAAGGGCCTTCGCGCAGCCTTCGCCCAAGACGCCGACTATCGAGCACTCATGTTCGCCGGGGCGAGCTTCGCGGGCGGCTATGCGAACGCTGCGGATCCGGAAGCGGCGGCCGAATCGATTCGCCGAGCACTCAAGGCCAAGGGGCTGACCAATGCGCAGCAGGATAGCTACCTGGCCAGCCTTGCGAGCACCAGCGGCAAGTTGGGCGACGTCCTGGCCAAGGGCTGGGAGAAGTACCGTGAGATCGGCGAGCGGATCGAGAACGCCAACCGGCTGGCCACCTACAAGCTCGCCCTGCAGGAGGGCAAGTCGCGCCGGCAAGCTGCGTTCGAGGCCAAAGATTTGATGGACTTCTCGATGCGCGGCAACTTCGTGGCGCTACAGTGGCTGACCGACGTGGTGCCTTTCCTGAACGCCCGCCTGCAGGGCCTGGGCAAGCTCGGCCGCAGCTACCGTGACGACCGGGGGCAGGTGCTGCGCCAGGTGGTGATGAAAGCCGGCATGCTGGCGGCCTTCTCGCTGATCCTGGCAGCGCTCAACGGCGACGACGATCGGTACAAGGCCCTGCAGGAGTGGGATAAGGATGCGAATTGGCACTTCTGGTTCAGCGCCGACCAGGTGGAGCCGATCCGGATCCCGAAACCCTTCGAGCTGGGCCTGCTGTTCGGCACCCTGCCCGAGCGGTTGCTCAACGTCGCCGCCGGCAACCAGGACGGTGCTCAGCTGCAGGGTGCGATCGCCCGGGGCGTAGTCTCCACCCTGGCATTCAACCCCATCCCCCAGTTCTACATGCCGATTCGGGACATCCAGGCGAACAAGTCGCTCTATTTCGGCACGCCGATCGAGTCGCTGGCTGACGAAGGCAAGTTGCCGGCCGCGCGCTACGATTCACGCACCAGCGAGGTGGCCAAAGCCCTGGGGCAGCTGACCGGCCCGACCCTGGGGCTGTCGCCCAAGCAGATCGACTACCTGGTCAAGGGCTACACCGGGACCCTGGGCGCCTACCTCCTTGGTGCCAGCGACCTGGTGGCCCACCAGTTCATGGCTGCCGAGCAGCCAGCACTTACCGCACGCCAGGTGCCGCTGCTGTCGGTGATCTACAAGGGATCGAGCCCTGGCAGCACCCAGTACCAGAGCGACCTTTACGACATGGTGCATGAGGCGGACGAGATCTACCGTACCGCCCGCGCCTGGCGCCAGGAGGGTCGCGTGGAAGACGCCCGGCAGTTGCTCGAGGACAACCACGACAAGATGCTCCAGCGTGGCGCCCTGGGCCTGGCCCGCCAGCAGCTGGGCGACATCCGCGCCCAGCGCGAACAGGTCATGCGCAGCACCAGCCTGGACGCCGACCAGAAGCGCGAGCGCCTGGATGAGCTGCAGCGCCGGGAGAACCGGATTGCCGAGCGAGTGGTCACCCGGGCTCGGGGCGCCTTTCACTAGGCAATACAGGCCTCACAGTGCAAACGTAACGCCCGCCCTGTGCGGGCTTTGCGCGTCTGGAGACCCCATTGACGCGCCTTTGCAGTGACATACCCTCGCCGCGAATTCACTCCCGAGCGCCGCTATGTCCTGCTCGCAATCGCTGCTCATCTCACAGGGCCATACCTTCGAATATCGGTTTCGTATCGGTACTACCACGACGGTCCTCAAGCCTATCAGCGCCCTCTCGCGCACTGCGCCAGCGACCCTTACGGTACCCGGTCATGGCCTGAGCAATGACTGGCCCTATCGAATTGAGCAGCTGGCAAGCCCAATCGAGCTGAACAGTCCCGAGGACGACCCCGGCGCCTGTTACCTCGCCGAGGTGATGAATACAGACACGCTGCGTTTGTCCGCCGTGAACGGCCTGGCGCTCAAAGGATTGAGCGGATCGGCGGGGGTCATCCGCTATTACGCGGCTGACGACCTCACCGGCCTGGCAGCGCGCTTGGTTGTACGGCGTCAAGCTCGCGGCGAGGTGGTGGCCACCTACGGGCCGGGTACAGGTGTCACCGTCGATGTGGCATCGGCCAGTGTGGATATCAGACTTTCGGCCACGGTGACGGCGGCCATCAACTGGCGCCAGGGAGTGTACGAACTGGAACTCTACGACCCAGCGGACACCGGCAAGGTCTGGCAACTTGCCAGCGGCCCTGTATCGGTAGAGGCGTGACGATGAGCGGCCAATGCCTGGTACTTCGCGATCAAGGCGGCGATGGCCGTCTGGCATTTCCTACCGCGGCCCGCCAGCCCCTGGCCGGCGTCCAGTCCGGACGGCTAGTAGTCGCTCACGGGCAGCGCGGTTTCCCCGGCCCGGTTGGGCCGCCAGGTCCGGCCGGTGGCGCGGCGTTCCAGCGGCTGGCCGGCGAGAGCCTGAGCGCCTTGCGCTACTGCTATGAGGTCGGTGGCCAGGTCTTCCCTCTGGACAACCAGGACGCCACGCATATCGACCTGGCCGCCGGTCTCGCCCTCTCGGCCAGCGCGATCGGTGACCTGGTGAACCTACAGATGTCCGGTCCAGTGGATGACTCCCATTGGGCCTGGACGCCTGGGCCCCTGTGGCTGGGCGCGGCGGGCGCACTGACACAGCAGCCACCGACCCAAGGCTTCTTGCTGCAGGTCGGTAGTGCGCTATCCCCCACCCGCATCCTTCTCAACCCCGGTCAGCCAATCGAATTGGCTTAGGAGCCTACATGGCGGTCAAACGTTTTCTCAGAATGGTCAATGGACGCCTGCAGCAAATCGCCGGTGTCGTCGTCAGCTCTGGCAGCAGCAACGCCGGCGATCTGGTAGCGCTCGGCGACAATGGACGGCTCGACGACAGCGTCATGCCGGCAGGCGTCGGCGCCAACACCCAACCCCTGGTGGCCAGCGGCGCGATCGGCGCCGGCAAGTTCGTGAACTTCTTCCAGGACAGCAGCACCAGCCCCAGCACTCTCAAAATGCGCCTGGCCGATAACAGCAACGGCCGCGTCGCTCATGGTTTCGTGCTCTCGGCGGTGGCGGACGCCGCCACCGGTATCGCCTATCCCATGGACGCGGTGAACTCTGCCCTGTCGGGACTCTCTCCTGGCGTCGAGTACTACCTTGGCACCTCCGGGGGCATCATCACGCCGGCACTCGACGAAACCGCGTCCGCGAACCAAGGTGTCGGCAAGGTGAGCCAGTACGTGGGTATCGCCAAGTCCGCCACCGAGCTGGTCACCAACGACTCTGATGCGGTAATCCTCTAATGGCTACCCGGCGCGCCCTGGTGCGAGCCTCTGGCAAGAACCAGCAGATCCCTGTTGGCGACGCCCTGGGCCTGGCTGGTGCCTTGGACGAGGCCCCCATTATCTCGCTGGCCAGCGCGGCAACGGTGGCGATCGGCACGGCGCAGGCCAACACCATCGAAGTCACCGGCATCACCACGATATCCAGCTTCGATACCATCGCCGCCGGCGCACGCCGCACGCTGCGATTCAAGGCATCGCTGACGCTGACCTACGACGCTACCAAGCTGATTCTGCCGAGGGCCGCGAACATCATCACCGTGGCCGGGGATGTCGCTGAGTTCGTGAGCCTGGGTAGCGGCAACTGGGCCTGCATCGGTTACCAACGCGCGACCGCCGACGCCGCCAAGGCGGATCTGGCCCTGGGCAAAGGGGATGTCGGCCTGGGAAGCGTCGACAACACCAGTGATGCGAATAAGCCAATCAGCAGCGCGGCGCAGTCGGCCCTCGATGCTAAGGTCAGCACGTCTGTGCTGGTGGCGGCAGGCATAGCCAACCCGGCACCAGACTATAAAACAGCAAGCTGTAACGCCGCCCCTGTCGGAGCCACGATCAGGTTCGAAGGCGCACAATCCGACGCCACATCTCTCAAGTACCCAACTTCATCTGCTACAGCCTCTGCCCAGGTAGCCCTATCGGTTCTCACCCATGGTCTTCCGGGATCTGGCGCTCGCGTCGTGCAATACGCCTCGGAAGTCTTCGGTTCTCCCGGTGCTGCAAGCGGCCGAGGACGCACCTTCGTTCGCGTGAAACACGATGAAAACTGGTACGGCTGGCGCGAGTTCGTGATGTCGGACAATCCCTATTCCAGCGGGACCATGACTCATGATGGTAGCGTCGTTGTCCGGACAGGTAAGGCAACGCTGGATCGAGTACTGATTGAGCCAGCTGACCGCACAACGACTGAAAGTGCCCTGGTTGTGAACCGAACGCTGGCCAACTCCTCGTCGGTGGAGATTCCACAGTCGCTCGGTCTCAATTTCCGCGACGAGTCCTCGGCGAACCGACTCAGCGCCCAGATTTTTCGCCTGACATACACGCGGGCGGAACAAGCCCAAGGCGCCCCCTCTTCCTTCGACGCGCTCCAAGTACTCACGCCTGTGATCTACAAAACGGCGTCCTATGCCCTGCGCGGGATCGTTGTCGAAGGGCCAGTAATGTCTAAAGGGACGACGCTGAACAGCTGGGTAGCCTTGCGCGTCCAGCCGCCTACTGGGGAGGGAAGTGTGACCTCGAGGCTGGCCATCCAGGTTGAGTCCGGCGCCGGCAACTCAGTATTCGGAACGAGCAGCGACAATGGCCGAGATACCGTTCAGGTGTCCGGTTCGCTCGGCGTGACAGGCCCTGTGCAGGTCGGCCAATACACTCTTTCCACGCTGCCCAGCGCTGCTGCGTACAACGGCTACGAGATCGACGTAACCGATGCGTCAGGCGGGCCGAAACGCTGCAGATCGGACGGCTCGAACTGGAAAATCCTCAATAGCACCACGACAGTGAGTTAGCCATGGCACTCGAAGAACGCTCTCGGCCTTACGAAACGATGATCCGCCACAACCCGGACGGGTCGATAGGAGCCCACCACAAGCGTATCACTGAGATCCTGCGCGACGGCGCTGTCATCAGCGCCAACGTCGAGGCAGCGGTGTCCTTGGCAGTAGCGGAGGGGCAAGACGGGCTGAAACTCAGCGAAGTGCTCGGCGAAGCCTTGCCGATCGCACTCCTGCAGATCGATAAGCTGCAGTCCGAGGTGGCGAGCCTGAGGGCTGACCTAACCAAGGTGCAGGATGAAGGTGCATCAACTAGAGGTCAGGCAACGTCATCCAAGAACGGTGCAGGGGAATGAGGAAGAAGGCTGGCCTCGCCAGCATGGAGCTCCTCACCGAGCCCCCTACGCCGCCAGCCCAGGCGTTCTTTCACGCCCGGGTCAGCTTGCCGCCTCGCCGCTGTATAGCCGCTGCAGGCGCTCTTCGTAGGTCTCCGTCGTGCTCGTCTCGTCGAGGTTGAACGCTTGGCGCTCCAACGGAATCAGGTTCTTCAGCGCGGTGGAGAGATCCCGAAGCACCGCCGCATGCGCCGGTAACGATACCGCCCGCAGCATCCGAGCCCGGCGCTGGCCGTTGCCGTCGTCGGCTGTCTCGTGCTCGATCGTCTTCTCGATCTCGCCCCGCGCCTGTGCGGCCTCGCCAAGCTGAGCGAACAGCATGCCCACCAATCCCCGGCCAGCGGCGATATCGCTGCGATGGCCGTGGATGATGGTCAGGTTCGTGGACACCGCCGTGTCGATGTCGGCCCGCGTGGGCACGTTTCTGCCGATGGAAACAGTGTTTCCAGACCCCGCTTCCGGCGGCACCGGCGCGCTTACCAGAGCGGCCCGCGTTCGTTCGCGCACCTCCTGTGTCGCGTCTTGCACCCAGCCACGGGCCTTGGCCTTCTTGCTGATCGCGCCCGCTGTGACCGAGTGCTTGCTCGCCAGCGCCCGCAGCGAGAGCTGGCCTACGCGGTAGTCCCGTTCAATAGCGTCCCAATCAATCCCAGTACTCTTCCTAGTCATACCCTACTGGCCTCCTGCACCATGGAGGACAGTTGGGCCACCCCACCTCAAGAGGTACTTCACATGTCCAACGCGACGGATCACAACCTCCCCGACCAAGTCGTCCACGACTTGGTGCTGTCCATGGAAAACATCGGCACCGTCCAGGAGGCGCATGGCCAGGACGGTCTGATCGTGCTGAATTTCTCGGCCAACGGCCTCATCGCCGCCAGCGCCGGCGGCGTCATCACGGCAGAGCGACTGGACGTGATGGGGCAGCTGGTCGCGGACCTGCGCCAACGCCTGCAAGCAGGCACGGAGCACGGTAGCCAGTGCCTGTTCGTGGCGAAGATGCAGGACGAGGTACTGGAGACGCCCACCGCAGCTACCGCTCACTAGGGCGGTCCTGAGTCTGGTCCGAGCGGCTGGGCATCCAGGTGGCGCCCAGTCGCCGCGACGACGCCTTTTCAGCGGGGCGCAACGAATCACGCCAGTTGCTGCCGCGGTAGCGCCGCTGACGCACGGTCTCCCATTTCAGCTTGCGGATGACTGCCCACTCCAGTGCGGTCTGTGTCACCCCATCGAGGGTGACCAGCGTGTCCGGTGCGCAGATGCCGGCTTGCCTCATCGCCACCCTCCTTCGCCGCTCAACCGAGCGCCCAATTGCCCAGCAGCACAGCATCGGCGCCGCTTCCAGTCGGATTCCCGACTATTTCGCGTGGTAGGCCCACCAGCAGGCCAGCGTGACCCTGGGCAGGCTGTCGGCGGTCCGTCCGGTGGTGGCGCACCAGAGGTCGATCAGCCGCTGTCCTTCGCTCCACCGTGGCTCCGCCCCCTGCTTCCAGCCCAGCAGGGTCGAACGGGGCACGTCGATGCGCGTGGCGATGGTCTTGGCCTTCAAGCCGTGGCGCGAGAGATCGGTGATGATCTGGAACCAGTCGACGGCAGGCCGTACTTCTGAAGCGGCCATGGCGACCTCCTGCGCAGCGCGGCGGCGTGCTATCGGGATGGGGAAATGGGGTCATGCCATCCTCCGCTGCCCATAGGCCGCCAGCATCAGGTCTTCGGGATGGGGTAACAGCAGCTCCAGGTGCTCGGCGCAGTAGCGGTCCAGGCGCTCCAGGTACTCGGCCATCTGGGCCTGGGTGAACCCACTGGTCTTGGCACGGCCGATCTTGAACTCGCCACCGGCCGGCCCGGGCATGGCCACCTTGCGGACCTCGCAGGGCCACAGCCGCGCCACCAGGATCTCGTGCCATTCCTGGGCGCTGGCGAACTGGCCGAAGCTGTCGGCCAGGTGCTGCTGGATGGCGTTGTTCCACATCCAGAGCAGGCGGTTCTGGGCGTCGCTGCGCTGGCTGCGGATCTCGGTGATGGCGATCCTGCGCGGCTTCGACAGGTCCAGGCCGGCGAGGAAACACACCAGCCGGTCGCGGTCGGCGGGGGTACGGATCACATAGTCGGCCATCAGGCAGCTGCCTCCGTCGTCAACGGCACGATCCGCACCCGCACGCACGGCGTCTCGGCGTAGCGCTTGCGCACGATGGCGTCCACCACCTGGACGTCATCCCGCCAGACCACGCCGTTCAGGCCGTCGTAGATCGCCTTGATCACGTTGTCCATGTCGGGCTTGGTGGTCGGGAACACCTGGCCGGCGACGGCCTGGGCCTTCCACTTTTTCGACTTGGATTGAGGGATCGGCAGCAGGATCTGCAGCTCGACCATCACCGGGTGCGGGATCAGGTCGCGGCCAGCCATGGCGATCTCACCGGCCCTGGCGATGCTCTCCTCGTAGGCTTCGGTGCGCGCCGGGGTGATGTGCGCCGTGTAGGTGCCCAGCTGCCCAGTCGATTTGTCGCGTCGCTTGCGCGTTACCGCCCGTGGACGCCCCTTTCCTACCGGCGCGCCAGGCACCACGAACTCCACCGCGACGAACTCATGCATGGTCCAGCTCCTTGGCCTTCTGGCGATCGGGGGCGAAGTCACCACCCAATGGCATCAGGCGTCGCTCGGGCGCAGCAGCTGAGTACCCCTCGGGCACGTCGTGATGAGCAAACTCCCATACCGGTGAGGCGATCACGCGCTCCACCCTGTCTGCGCACAGGATCTCCTCACCAGCGGGAATGAGCCGAACGAGGGTGACGATTGAGCCAGCCAAGACTGGGCCGACGTCTACCAGCAGGATGGCGAGGTCATTGCGCTGAAATTCACGCATGGCTGTCCCTCCGGATGCCCATCTTGGCCAGCAGCATCGCCCTGGCCTGCTGGGGGTCGTTCGGGATGCCCTGGATCTCCATCAGCCGGCGCGCCTCCTGGTGGCTGTGCGCGAACTGCACCTGCATCGGGGATCGCTGCTCGTGCTCGAGGCCCAGTGGGATCTCGTCCTCAAGCGGCTTGCCCATCACGGCGCGGGCACGCACCACGGCGAAGTTGCGCGCAAACACCTTGCGCATCGCGCGGTCGTCGAGCCGGGTGGTCTGCAGGTCGAACCTCCCGGTCAGCCTGGCGGCCACCTCGACGATCCTGTGCTGGTACACGCCGCGCAGCGCCTGCTCCCAGGCCTCGTCCTCGGTGGGCAGCCCTGGCACGTGCAGGCACATGGCGCGGAACTGCGGCGCCGACGGCGGCCAGCCGTCGTTGTCGAGGCCCGACAGCGCAGCAAGACCATTGGCGAGCTGGCGACCCGTGATGCCGGTCAGGTGCTTCGCCCAGGCGTGGTCAGGCTTCGGGATCACGCCAAAATTCGCCGTCCAGCGGTGCCCGTAGGTCTCCACCATCGTGATCCAGAGTTTCTCCAGCAGCTCCAGGCGCAGCGGCTCCACACGCCGTGGCTCGTTCGAGGCGTCCGCGTTCGATGGCATCGCGGACTTCGTCTGGAGCTGAGCGCTTGCGGCCTCGGCCAGGTTGATCACGCGCGGCGCGGTTCGGAGTGGCTTCTGCTGGGGCAGTTCTTCCTGGGTTGGCTTGGGCACGGCGATGCTCCCGTTTCAGGTGCTGGGCAAGCGCGTGCTCCCAGCGGGCTTGGGTTCGGTGTTCATCGGGGTTGGTGATCCAGAACGACCGGAACTCGAGGAGCTGGTCGGGCTGGAGCGGGACGCCAGCCATGCCGTTCATGGTCAGCATGGCCTGGAAGGTCTGGGGGTTCGGCTCCCAGTCCTTCGTCATGGCGAACTTGTCGCGGGAGTCGTGCGCGCACGCACGCGGTGACGGTGGTGGTGGTAGTTCTTTACCGGATACCGGAGGTGTGCCCACTTTTGGCAATTCACCCCCTGCCGCTTCCCTGCCCTCTTCTTCCTGGAAACCCGCGTCTTTACTGGGTTCCGAACTGCCCTCTTCCCTGCCCACTTCATCTGCCCACTTCCTGCCCTCTTTATTTCGGGCGGACTGATCCCGTTGAGCCAGCAGCAGCGGAAAAACAAGGCGCCTCTCGGCCTGGTTCTGTCCGACCAGACCGACCTTTTGCAGCCACACCAGGGCACGGCGCAGCTCCTTCTCGGAGGGCTCGCCACCCTTGATGCCCTGGTGCGGCTCGACATACAGCTCTTCGGCCAGGGACTTCCAGGAGATCCCCCGTTTGAGCCCGACCAGGCCGGTGCTGTAGTCCATGAACGGACGGAGCCCAAAGGCATACGTCAGCCGTGCCAGGTGAGGCAGGCCGCGCAATGCTTCGCGCTCGTCGTCGTTGATCTGGAATGCCGGCATTACTGCACCCCGGCCCAGCTTTCCAAGTGAATGGGTGTCCGGCGTATCCGTGGTAGCTTCGAGCTTCCACACGCGAGGGCCCTAGGAGGCCGGATATGAAAAACCACGCAGTCAATTACCGCCGTATATGGGGTGATCTCATACACTCGATGGAGCAAAGTCTGAATGAGGATCGGCACTACCCTGAAGGCGGCTATGCAAGAGCAAGCAAGATGGCCCTGGGGCTCTTCAAGATTCGCTGCTTGGGTGAGCGAGAGGCGCAGCGAATCAGCTGCCCCTGGTACAAATACAACTACCTGGAGGCCCTTCGCTTGTTCGTGCTCAATAAGCACCACTGGCCCCTTGAGGTCGTTGCGAAGCTTCAGGAGCCATCCCTTCTGCAGATTCTTCACCAGGAGGTTCTTGACCTTCGCCTGTCCGACGAAGAGAAAGAGCCGATCTCGGATATGTGCTCAGGGCTCTCTGTTTGGCCTGAGCTTCAGCAGCATTGCTGAATGGAAAATGGCAGTCAGGATCGGCATTCCAAATCCCGCGCACGGAGGGTTCAGTCTCTAACCCATCGGTCGAGCGGATAACCCGCAATCCAGCGACCAGCGTGTCAAGAAAGCTGGTCGTCTCTTCGATCTGCCTCTCATAAACCTTCGTAGCCATCTAAATCTCCGGCTGCCGATGCCCTGGCTCGGGCACAGCTCAGTCCCAGCCCAGGGGCCCCGGGCGTTTCTTCTCGGCCTTCAGCCCCAGCTCTGCCAGGGTCTCCAGCGAGCGAAGGTATTCGGCGTTCACCACCACCGCAGAAGCCGGGACGACCTGCAGCCCCAGGAACGCAAGCACCTTGGCCCAGCGCTCGATTTCGCCCTCCTTCCAGCGGGACACGGTCGATTCGGACAAGCCGATTGCGTCCGCGAGGGTCCTCTGGCCTACCGACAGGAGGTGCTGCAAGACCAGCGATTCGATCTCTCGGGCCCTTGCGCCTGGGTCCTGGCTCAATGCGGGTGTGCTCATGGTCAGGACGCCATCTGTGCAGGCTCTGGAGTCGGATAAATGTCCGGTCGCAGCTCATGTCGCGAAATGCCAGATGCAGCCTCGATTTCGAGTACACGTTCGGCGGGAACCTTGCCCAGCGAACACCAGCGTTGGACGGCCTGAGGGGTGACCTTGAGTGTTCGAGCCAGGGCCGACTGGCCGCCAGCCGCAATAGCTGCGCGGGTCGGCGCATTCTGTTCCTGCTGCATACAGGGACCTCGTCAGTTTCAACTACAACCAAAAGTTACAGACAAGGACGCCATGATACAAGACAAACTTGCAATGCTACCTACAAGCGGCGGTTGTAATCTGCCTTGCATGAATAGCATCGGATCAAGAATCGCCGTAGCGCGCGAAGCACGCGGGCTTAACCAATCTGAACTCGCGAGGCAGCTCGGGGTAACACCTCAGGCCGTCCAGAAATGGGAGGCCGGTGAAACTGAGCCGCGACGGAAGCGCGTCGAGGAAATTGCATCGATCCTCGGGACATCCGCTGAGCACCTGCTCATAGGTGGTGGAAAGGCCTCAACCGACCGATTCAACGCCGAGCCCGGCCCATCCATCACTACCCCCTTCCGCTCGGTGAAGATCGCCGGTACCGCTCAGCTCGGCCCCGAGGGCTACTGGACGGCGCTCTCCCCCAGCGATGGCCACGTCGACATCCCGACCCGTGACAAGGACGCGTATGCGCTCCGCCTGCGCGGCGATTCGATGTCCCCGGCGATCCGGTCTGGCTGGGTGGCAGTGTGCGAACCGAACTCCCAGCTGATCCCCGGCGAGTACGTCCACATCAAGCTCAAGGGCTTCGATGGCGAAGGCGAGAGCATGGTCAAGGAACTGCTCTACGCCAACGACGAAGAAGTCAGCGTCATGTCGATCAACGATGCCTTCGGCAGGCGGACCCTAGCCCTGGCCGACATCGAGTACATCCACCCAGTGCCCTTCATCGTGGCGCCGAGCAAGATCGTGCAGTAGCAGCCCACGGCACAGGAGGTGCCCATGAGTCGAGCCAGCCCGGATGAATCCCCGATGCCCAACGACCCGCGGTGGGTCAGATGGGTAATCGTGCTTTCGGTATGGCTCGGCAGGATATTCCTGCTAGTGCTATTGGCCGCTTTCTTTCTTGCCGGGATGTTCTCCCTATGGACACTGGCGGCGCTCCTGTTCGCGTTTGCCGCTTTCTGCCTGATGCTACTCGGCATCATCGCCGTCGCGGGGTCCTGGCGGCGCTCCCGGCTCTGATCAATTTGAATGGCACAGGAGGTGCCCATGTCCTACCTCGTACTCACCCGCAAGCAGGGCGAAGCCCTAGTAATCCGGGCTGCACCAGATGCTGATGAGCAGGCGCTACTCGAGCAGCTTCGCACCACCGGCATCGAGGTACTGATGGTCAGCGAAGGCTCGGCGAAGCTGGGCATCCGGGCGCCAATGGAGTTGGAGATCGTGCGCCAGGAGCTGCTGGAAGGGTAAGCGAAGCTGCCGAACGGTCGAGCCGAGTTGTACCGAAACGGCTTACCATTCGAGCAGCGCACGATCATCGGCTGGATGCCGATAAGCTAGCCAACAGACAGCAAGGAAGCCTGTATGCGATATCTCTTGACCAGCTCGGTCACTATTTTTCTAGCCGCTCCGGTCTTCGCTGAAAACACCGTCCTGGCCCAGGCGGGTGATGCAATACGCCCAGCGATAGAAGCCGCGACAAGCTATACCCAGAAATCAATCCTCCAGACTTGGGCGGCTGGCAAAGGTCCAATGGCTGATGGCGCCAAGCGCGCGCTCGCGCAGGTGGAGCGTCAGGAGCGCATCGACAACCGGGGGCCTCGGCGCTCCATGCAGGAGTGCATCAAGCCAGATAGCGTCATTGATGATGACGTGAAGGAATGCATGGATGGTATTCGAAATAAAAACTGGTAGCCAAACTAAAGGAGCTTGAAATGGCTGGCGAGAGAAAACCGGTAACTATTCACTATCGCAAATTCGTAAGACCTGAAGATGCCGGCGCAACGTCGAGCCTTGAGGAACTAATCCGAACAGCAATGTCGCAACCTGTTCGTGCATCTCATAGCCTAAAAGACCGATATACAGAGCGCTTATGGGAGCAAGCAGGGCATAGCTACTTTATAAACACATTCGAAGATGCAAGAACCCAATTTACTCTAGTTTTTGGAGACATATTACATTTCACGAAAGGCCACCTACAAGCTCTCTGCCAGACTGCTGACCAAAACGCAAATTCCGTACCTGTGAGGCAGCTTAAGGCACCGGAACAAAGTGAATATGTTCACTCTCAAATGTTCTGGATGGTAAAAGATGACCATGTCTTCATCATCCAAAGCATGTCTTTGAAAACTGAAGACCTTGAGAATTACTTGTCCTGGCTTCTCCATACGAAGGCCTCAGTGCTGTCACCCGCAATACCCATAGCACTGACTACGAAATTCGACATCGAAGAGCTAGGCGGCAACTTAGACGACATTCAGGAAATAATCGTCGGCGGAGTTGCTGCTGCACCTCCCACCGCCAATACACAAGACGATACTGAGCCTGCAGCGCAAAGAGCACTTGTTGTTAGTGAGGAAACTCAGCGAGGTGAGGTAGGAACCGGCCGAAGAACTGGCTGGGCGACTGCACGTAAAATACTCGCCGAGTTACTAGGTGGCGATGCAAATGTCGATTCCGTATTGAATTCGGTACCCCCTGATGCAGAGCTGAATGTTCAGGTCCACATCGGGTTTCAGACGAAGCGCAGGAAGATCGATAGAGTTGCGCTCAGTCAGCTTGAAACCGGCCTTAGGAACCTGCCGGACAGTCAGCTACAGGTGCGGGCAAAAGGTGCTAATATTGGCGTAGACGGAACTCTACGTCTGCATCATAAGGCTTCGATCCGCCTGATCAAGGCTGTTGATGGTGAAAACGAGATTATTGGCACACTTCTAGATCCCCGTGATGTCCTTAGAGCGACAATAGAAGCATATTCAAACCTCGTGAGTAACGGCAAAATTACTGAGTAGCAAAATGGCAAAGGCCAAATTGTCAAAAATAGCAAGCTTATTAATTCCTGTCGGAGCAGGATTAGCGGCAGCTTATTGGACGCCGCTTTCCTTTTGGTTCGATATGAAAGAAGGGCTCATAGCATTTTTTGGCTTCTTGGCCGCCTCTTTAGTGCAACTCATGCCGATAACTGCGAATTTCATACAATCTGACAAACTGAATCCATCAGAAGCAGAAAAGCTTACAAGATCTCTCACCAAACAACAGCATTACTGGATAGGATTGCTATCACTCACAATTGTCGCCTTGGTTTCGGTAATAGTCGGATCAGCACTGAAGGCACCTCTAGCAAAATATGATGACTTAGTGTGGCACGGACTAACGTACTCTAGCTCCATTTCTTTTTTAATTGCATTTCTTACCTTTGCTGTATTGATGAAAATACTCGATCTTTTTGAAGGAATCCTCTCCCTCCATCAGCTGCGTGGAGAGCTGGTAATTCTCGCAGCACGTCGTAGCGCTCAGGAAAAAGCCGACATCCTTAAAGCGTCTGCATCCGAGGTAAAGATAAATGTACCAAAGGACTACGGCGATATAATTTCCTAGCAACTCTTGCCAGACATAGTTAAATAACCGGCAGTAATTTCATTTAATTAATCTCCCAAACCTCCACCATGTAGGCGGCTCAGTTGATTGACCGGATGAAGTCATTCAGCTTCTTCCGAACCAGCTCGACCATCGCCTCCTCCTCGGGCTCATACTTCGTCAGCTCCATCCGCGCCCACTCCCTCCACTGCTGCCTGTGCACCGCCCTGCCCCGCAGCAGCCGCTGATACTCGCTTTCCGCTCGAACCTCGAGATTGGGATTGGCCGCCTTCTTCAGCAGGTAGCGGCTCGTGCGCCTGCTTCTTCTCCGCCTCCAGCTTGTCACGCTCGCTCTTGGGCAAATCACCCAGATTTTGGTACATGGGACGGGTTCCCAATATGGGCGCGGAATGCTCTGGGACGGGCATTACAGCCCGAAAATGCTTGCCGCTTCGCCTTAGGCGAAATACTGTATATGAGAACAGTATCACGACCGGGAGGTGCCCATGTCGAAAGTCGCGATTGCCGCTCAGTCTATGACCACCAGCTACGAGCGTCTGGTTCGTCGGATCAACGCCCATATCGCCGAGCCGCGCGCGCAGCTGGCAAGGCGATGCGTCATCAGGCGGCTGGACACGGACTGCGAGGACGACTGGGAGAAGGTGCTGGACGAGATGCGCGAGGCGGACGGGGTGACAGTCACCTGCCGTGGCGACGAGGTGGGGTTCACCTGGGAAAAGCGCGATCTGGATGACTGACCTGTAGAGCTGACCGAAGCCCGCCGAGTGCGGGCTTTTTCATAGCTACAACTTTTCCTTGAAGATTTTTACAACTTTTACTTGCAGACTACAAAGCTGAATTGTAACTTTAACTCACAGCGAGCCACCGCTGGCCGCCCAGCCCACCGGGCCTGCTCTTTCACAACCTGGAACTCCACGCCGGTCACTGGTAACCGGCCTGCTCGAAGCTGCGACGCCATTCTGGAGGCGTACGGGCGGAGGGTTGCATCGCTAACGCTCGCTGTCGGCGCCCTTAGAACGGGCAAGCCACCGACACGCGGACAGGCGCCGAAAGCGCTTGCGGTGAGGACAAAAACAATCGCCCAGGCGCAGGTGGCGGGTAACAGCGCCCGATGTACCCGCTGTGGCGCCCGGCATGCCGGCGCTGCGGTACCCATGACAGCCAGAAGCACCACCCGCGCGTTGTAGAAGCCCAGTAGGCGTGCGCGGCAGGAAAGCATCACTTCAGCCCGTTCCAACGAGCGGGCTGCGGGATGTTCACCCACCAACAAGGAGCGACACATGAGCGAGTTCAAGAAGGGCCAGCCGATCATCTTCACCAACGCCCGGGGACAGGAGAAGCACGGTTCCTACAGCGGCCTCCAGGATCGCGGCCCGGGCAAGGGCGGCGGTCGCTACCTGATCGTCAACGTGGACGGCAAGGACATGCTGGCGCGCCCTTCCAAGGTCAGGGCTGCCTAAGGCATCACTGGCTGGCCTTGGCAGCAGGGCCAGACGGGATGCTTCCCCAGCATCACCCCCGCCAGCTACGGCTCACCCCTTCCCCTGGCGGCCTAATCCAGCACCCTGGCGATTCTCGCAATATAAAAATCGCCGTTCACCACCCAACTCGCTACGCGCCGCAAGGAGGGCTTCATGAGTACGGAATGGGAAAAGGAGAAAGCGACCGACCTACTAGACAAAGAACTGCGTTTGCTGACTACCAGCCGATTCCCGGCGGCAGACAGCCAATATATATCCGGCATGCTAGAAATGGCCTATGCCACCGGGCTGTTAACTGATCGTCAATACAACCAGTACCAGATATTTATCCCACGGATGGCGGGAGCCGAAACGCAAGAAATGGCCTCACCCTCGGCTTAAGCGAGAGTTCGGCCTGAAGCGGAAAATCCGGATTGTTAGTTAATTAATCATCATGCTCATCTGCCAGCTCTAATAGTTGCTGAGCAAGCGCACGTAATGTTTCGGGCTCTAAAGGAAGCTGAAAGGTGGTGTACGACTCTTCCGCATTATCTCCCGCATAGGCTAGATAGACCACGTGGTGATCCCACGTCATGTAAACAGCATCGAACTCTAGAAGCTTATATTTTGGCGACCGCTGGGCAACATTAGCTTTGAATCCTGCGGGCAGTTCTACACGTTTGCCTTTTTGCGTACGGCGCATATTTCATTCCCCTGTAATAACAAAACACAGCGACTTAAAAACACTGACCTATATCTGGTTTCCACCAAGACTGAACAGCGTGCGACCGGTCCAGAAGTGTCCCCTTACAGGAGGATGCTGAAGCTCAGGACGATAGGCAATAGGAGATAGCGAATGACCACTGCCCCCATACCTAGCATCGCCGACGACCAGCTCGAAGAGATCGCCGGCCGCACCACCGAAGAAGCCCTCGCCCACGCCGAGCGCCGCGGTTTCACCGGTTTCCCATACCGCGCCAGCCGCGAGCTCAACGCCGAGGGCGAAATGCTCTGGGTGCATCGCTACCGACTTCCCGACCCTACGTGCATTGAGAAATGGAGAGGCTGACATGCTGAACATCTACGACACCGAAACCACCGGTTTCCCCCATTTCAAGCTGCCGAGCGACGACCCATCCCAGCCTCACCTGGTGGACATCTGCGCCCTGCTCTACCGACCAGACGGCACGCTGGAAGATAGCTTCGAGGCGATCGTCCGCCCGGACGGCTGGGTCATCCCGGACGAGGCCGCGGCCATCCACGGTATCACCCAGGAGATGGCCATGGACCTCGGCATTCCCGAAGCCGAAGCACTGGATGGCTTCCTGGCGATCCACGCCAAGGCCGAGTTGCGAGTGGCGCACAACTGCAGCTTCGACGACCGCATCATGCGGATCGCCCTCAAGCGCTACCACGGCGATGTCGCGGCGCAGGGCTTCAAGGTCGGTCCCAATTTCTGCACCTGCGAGGCGGCGAAGCCCATCGTGCAGTTGCCACCCACCGAGCGCATGCTCCGGGCCGGCTTCAAGACCTTCAAGGCACCGAACCTCGCCGAAGCCTACCGCTTCTTCACCGGTGAGGAGCTGGTCGGCGCCCACCGCGCCCGAGCGGATGCCCTGGCCTGCGCGCGCATCTACTTCGCCCTGCAGGCTCCCGCGCCGGAGGCTGCCTGATGGATATGGTCACCATCCGCGCCAGCTCCCTGGCCGAGCTGTTCGACTGCCCAGCGCGCTGGGAAGCAAAGCACCTGCTGGGCATGCGCAGCCGCCCCAGCGGCGCCGCGCACCTGGGCACCTCGATCCACGCCTCCACCGCCCTGTTCGACCAGGCCACCCTGGACGGCGCGCCGATCACCGCAGACGACGCGGCTGGCCTGTTCGTCGACACCCTCTACAACCCGGAGCACGAGGTCGATTGGGAGGACAGCAGCCCGCGGCAGGTCGAGCGCATCGGCCTAACGCTGCACAGCCGCTACTGCGCCGACATCGCGCCCACCCAGGACTATGTCGGCATCGAGGTGACGTGCGAGCGCCTGGAGATCAGCGACCTGGGCCTGGCCCTCACCGGTACCACCGACCGCATCCGGCGGGTGGACGGCGAGCTCGGCATCAGCGACCTGAAGAGCGGCGCGCGCGCCGTGGGCTCTACCGGTGTCGCGGTCACCGCCGGCCACCGCCCGCAGCTCGGCGTCTACGAGCTGCTTGCCGAGTTCGCAATCGGCCAGCCGCTGACCGCGCCCGCGGAAATCATCGGCCTGAAGACCGGCACCAGTCCCTGTGTCGGCCGCGGCGAAGTCGCCGGCGCCCGCCAGGCCCTGGTCGGCGACGAGGACACCCCCGGCCTGCTCCAGCTGGCCTCACGCCTGATCCATGGCGGCCTGTTCTTCGGCAACCCGAAATCGGTGCTGTGCTCGGCACGGTACTGCCCGCGCTATCCCACCTGTCCCTACAAGGGGTGACCCCATGAGCAACACCCAGACGCTGCAGTCGTTGCAGCAGGCGCCCCAGCGCCACCACGATCAGCCGCCGGTGGCGGTCAGCCTCACCAATCTCCAGGGCTTCGAGCTGGCCCAGCGCGCGGCCAAACTGCTGGCCACCTCCACCCTGGTCCCCAAGGAGTACCAGGGTAACCTGTCGAACTGCGTCATCGCCCTGAACATGGCGCAGCGCATCGGCGCCGACCCACTCCAGGTGATGCAGAACCTGGTGATCGTCCATGGCCGGCCCACCTGGTCGAGCCAGTTCCTCATCGCCACGGTGAACACCAGCGGCAAGTTCACGGCGCTGCGCTTCGAGTTCTTCGGCGAGCAGGGGCAAGACACCTGGGGCTGCCGGGCCTGGGCCATCGAGAAGGCCACCGGCGAGAAGCTGGTGGGAGCCGACATCACCATCGGCATCGCCAAGGCCGAGGGCTGGTACGGCAAGAACGGCAGCAAGTGGAAGACCATGCCGCAGCAGATGCTGATGTACCGCGCCGGCAGCTGGTGGACGCGCGCCTTTGCGCCGGAGCTGTCCATGGGCCTGCAGACGGCCGAGGAAACCGGTGATGTCTTCGATGCCCAGGGCGATGGAGCCGGCGGCTACTCGGTGAGTGTCGATTCCCTCCGCGAAGCGGCGCCCCGCAACGTTGATACCACCACCGGCGAGATCCTGGACGCCGAACCGCAGCAACCTGACGAAAAGGCCGAAGCGGTTACCACCGAGGCCGGAAAACGCGACACCTCGGCCAAAAAGCCTGACACCCAGGCGGAAAAGGCTGACACCGGCACCGCCCAGGCCCCGATCCAAGATGGGCTCGACGAACTCGACATGGGGTGATGGCCATGGCCAGCCAGACCGTGGAAGAGCTATTCGACCGAGTCGAGCAGTTCACCGCTCTGCTGACCGCCGCTGAAGACGCCGCGAAAACGGACTGGGAGATCCAGTTCACCACGGACATCCGCGACCAGTTCCGGCGCTATGGCGCTCACACCTACCTCAGCGACGCCCAGCTCGACTCCCTCCGCAAGATCGCCCACCAGTAGGAATCCACCCATGAAAATGGAACACCGCGCCATCATCGATAGCGCCAAGCGTCACGGCTGCAAGCCTTCCGAACTCGCTCACCAGCTCCTGGTGCATGACCTGGTGGAGACGTGCCGCTTCGAGCTGCACAACCTCAAGGCGCCCTATCACAAGCTGAACGAGGCCCAGCAGCAGGAGGTAATTGATCGGATCACCGAGAAGGCCGAGGAAGCCGCCGAGGTGGCGATTCGGATCATCGCCACGCGCGATGCCGTGTCGGTACCGATCAACATCCGAGCCATCAAGGTTGAACCGAAAGCGCTCACGGTCACCGCCAAGGTCGACGCGGCCGAGCCGGGAAAGCATGAGCTGACCGATGCCGCAGGCAGTTTGTGCCTGCTGGTGCTGGCGCCGAACGACTACAACGAAGGCCTGGACGCGATCCAGCCCGAGCGCGACCAGCAGGAAATACCGATACAGGTCGGCGACCTGCTGGGCAGCCCGGAAGAGTTGGCCGAGCGCCTGGGTGGCAGCGCTGAGGATGTGGCACCAGCGCCTGCAAACGATGCTGACAGTGCCGAAGCTCCCGAGCCTCAGGATGCCGAGCAGGAAGACGCCACCCTCGCCGCCCAGCCCGATGTCTACGGCGTGCTGCCCTACAGCGACGTCTGCGCCCTGCTGGCGCGTGTCACCCCCGAGGTGAGCATCGACTACCTGCAGAGCCGCCTGGCGATCAGCAGCGACGCGGCCCGCGCCCTGGTGGTCCGCCTGCTGGATGACAAGGTCATCGCCGTGCAGAGCGAGGCACAGAACCCGCTCAACAACACCTACCGCGTCCTCATCGACCTCGACGAAGCCGTCTCCATGGAGTGAGCCCCATGCGCATCCGAACCATCACCGTCACCAACTTCCAGGGGCTGCGTAATGCGGCCCTTGCTGTTTCTGAGCCCGTGCTGCTGGTATCCGGCGACAACGGCGCCGGTAAAAGCTCACTGCTCGACGCCATCAGCATGGCGTTCACCGGCCAGCCGCGCCGGGTGTCGCTGAAGAAAGAGATCGGCCAGCTGCTGACGGAGGGCACCAAGAAGGGCGAGGCGCACGTAGTGCTGGCGGACGCCGCCGGCGATGAAACCGCCGCCTGGGTCATGCTGCCCGGGGGCAAGTCCGCCCCCCTACCAGAGTCGCCATTCCTGCCGTTCGTGCTCGACGCTGCGCGCTTTGCAGGCCTGGACGGCAAGGAACGCCGGAAGATCCTCTTCGAGCTGACCGGTGCGGGCGCCGGCGCCGCCGAGGTGGCCCGCCGCCTCGAGGCCAAGGGCGCCGACATGAAAAAGTTCGAGAAGGTGAAGCCGATGTTGCGCGGTGGGTTCCCTGCTGCCGAGGCCCAGGCCAAGGAATACGCCGCCGAGGCCCGTGGCGCCTGGAAGGCCATCACAGGCGAGAATTACGGCAGCCAGAAAGCTGAGGCATGGAAGCCAGAGTTGCCGCCCGCCACTGTCACCCAGGAGCAGATCACCGACGCCGCAAAGGCCCTGGCCGATCTCGACGGCGAACTGGCTGATGCCCAGCAGACCCTGGGCGGCCACAAGGCCAATGCCCAGGCCGCAGCCCAGCGCCAGGCTCGCATGGCCGAGCTACGCGAGACCGCCGGCCTACTGCAGCGCCGCCAGGAGAAGCTCCGCGCCGATCAGGCCCGGGTGGCCGAGTGGGAGCCGAAGGTAGCCGACGCACAGCGCACCGCCGCCGGCGAGCCGGCACATCACCCGCTGGCCTGCCCGCACTGCCAGGGCCAGGTGCTGGTGGAACGCGGCCAGCTGGTGGCCCATGTGGCGCCGGAGAAGGTCGCCGATCCCGAAGCCGCCCGCCGCCTGACCGAATACCAGGGCTATCTGCAGAGCGCCCAGCGCGCCGTGGCCAACAGCCAGCGCGACGTCGACCAGTCCCGGGCCGCTGCCGAGCAGCTGGCCGATCTGGAGGCCCAGGCCGCAGCGGTACCGGATGCCCAGGCCATCCAGAACGCCGAGCAAGCCATCAACGAACTCCGCCAGGAGCGCGACAAGGCCCGGGCCCGGCACCAGGCGCTGCTGGAAGCTCACGGCGCCATCGCCGGCCGCGAGACTGCGATCGCCGACGCCGCAAAGCACCACACCGACGTGGTGGCCTGGTCACAGATCGCCGAGGCCCTGGCGCCCACCGGCATCCCGGCCGAGATCCTCGCCGGCGCACTGGACCCGTTCAACGAGCTGCTGGCAGCCCAGGCCGCAGTGGCCACCTGGCAACCGGTGGTAATCACCCCCGAGATCGACATCGCCTACGGCGGCCGCCTCTACGGGCTGCTCTCGGAATCGGAGAAGTGGCGCGCCGACACCCTGCTAGCTATCGCTATCGCGCGGCTGTCCGGCATCCGCCTGGTGCTACTGGATCGCTTCGACGTGCTACAGCCCACCGCCCGCCCCCAGGCGCTGAAGCTGCTGCTCTCCCTGACCCGCTCTGGCGACCTGGATAGCGCGGTCATGGCTGGGACGATGAAGGAGCCCATGGCGAAGGTGCCGGCCGGCATTCAGCAGGTATGGATCCGGGGTGGCGTGATCACAAACCAGGAGCAGGCGGCGGCTTAGCCGCCTTGCATTTGCTCACGGTCTCGCAAAGGTAAGACCCGATCCGGCGATCTCGATAGCGCGGTCATGGCCGGGATGATGAAGGAGCTCATGGCTAAAGTGCCGGCAAGTATTGATCTGGTGCGGACCAAGGATGTCAGGTGACCCAGCTGGCAATTTCGCTTATTTTTGGGTTTTACGATGCTCATAGAGAAAAAAATATGCTAACTATCCAACCGTTTATTTAAGCCAGACTTCAAGCTTTTCATCTTTTCTTCTCCTACATTTATCGCGTAAGCAAGATCTCTAATTAAGAAATAAAGCTGCTCTTTTTTGTTTTCCAACCGTATCAAACCTGAATTGTCTGAGCTATCTAACCGACTTAGCAAATCGATTGCATGATTGATTTCTGCCATCTCATGTTGATACGCTGCTCTTTTGCTTTTAAGCTCAGCATTTTGCGCAAAAAGTTCTGAAAGCCTATTAATCTTCTTTATGTTTCCAGCGTTCAATTTGATCCGCGCATCAGCTTCAGAATTATCCTCTTCCCCCTCTATACTTTCCTTTGACAGCTCTTCAACCTCTGAGATAGTGGCATCCGTAATCACCCTACCCCTTTGTTGATTGGCAAACGTAAGAAACTGTTCGGGACTGTAAAATATTATCTTCTGTCCCGTTCTTTCTTGGAATTCTTGAATGAGCTCTGGACGAGGCCCTACAGTCATATTTGATCTTATTTCCCACCAATCCTCCTTTGCATCAGCAGTCACGAAAACAATCGATTTTTGCGTATCCAAAGCTTGTTGGATGAGTTGCATCCAGATAATAAGGTCACCATAGGGTTTGCATCGGTCGACCAGTGAAATAGACGGGCTATCACTTTCCCCACCCTTATCAACTTGCTTTCCCGACTTTCCGCCTTGGGCCTGTGCCTTAACGACATCCCGATAACCAGGGGGTATTTTTTCACTATACCTTATTGAACCATCCTTTATTATTTCCTCAAGCTGTTTTTTATCGTAAGGCCCGCCAATTTTTTTATCATCGAACAAGTTAGAAATACGCAATAGAATTGTATCATTCGATATCAAAGACCGCTGTCTTTCAGCATTACCCTCAAGCTGCCCTACAATTTTATCTTTAAGAGCAGAAAAAGAGGACGCAAGCTCACTATCCACTAACGGGTGTTGACTTTTTGGGTGGAGATCCGAGTGAAGACCTTTAGCGCGCTCTATAATATCTTGTAGCTTTCTTACCTGAGTGCTTATTACTGACGCCCTGCCTTCAAGAAACTCCTCAGCAACCCTGTGAGGTAACCATAGCGCAGCCGCATAATCTTCCAGTACTTTCAAAAACTCTTCAGCAGTCTTTTCAGAATACCTATACATATTTAATAAGACATTAGTATCGACAACTATTATTGCATTCGCCCAGATAAGAGCATATTCTTTTTCAGCAGGGCGAAAATGACCTGGAAACATCCCTTTCATTAAACCAACCTCTAACAGTTTTTAACTTAATTACTTAATGAGCAAATCAGCTTCCTTAAACTTCAGCTTACGATGCAGCACTCGATGACAGTTAGCACACAAGCACCTGAGCTGATCGAGGGAAGTTTTATGGCCCGGCACCATATCAGCCACGTGCACCTCATCATGATGCACCTCGATGCAAGCCTCGCCTGCGAGGCCCCACACCTGAACAGGATCCAGCAGGCACTCCTCACAGAAGAGACGCCCATGCTGCTTTCTGAACGCCTCCTTCTTCGCCTGTGAGAGGCCTGCCGATCGCTCCTTCTTCAGGTGCTGGACCAGCTTGACCTGCCCCTCCGCCCATTCCTTTTCTTCAGGCTCGATCGGTACGTCTAGGGCGGGTGGTACGTATCCCTTCGGCACGATCTGGAAGCCAGCGGCCTGGAGGAGCTCAAAGCAAAGACTGCCCTTCCCGGCGGTGAAGTGAGAGGGCTTGAGCTGGAAGCCGAGCGCGGCAGTACCGGCGAGGCCAAACACCTGCTTCGGGGCCAACCTTACGCCGTCAGCCAGGAGGTCGTAGTCAGTCGACTCCGCGAACCCTTCAATGGTGGCGCCCTGCAGCAGGTCCTGCACCGCCTGCCAGATGAACTCCGACGTGACCTTGCGGAGCTGCTCAGCCGGTAGGCGCCCGGCCGGGATTCCAGTTGCCTCGATAAGCACCTTGTCGATCACAGCCGAATGTTCCGCTCGCAGCAGTTTGACCACCTTCTCACCGAACGAGGACGACACACTCGCCAGGTAGCACCCTTGGTTGCCGTTTCCAGTCTCGTGCTGCAGCGGGGAATGTTTCTCCGGCAGCAGATGACGGATCTCGCTGAAATGGGATTTGGGGCTCAACGGCTCAGCCAGTGGAAACCAGCGGATGGGCACCGACCAACCGGCCTTCAGCCAGCCCTCCTCAGCCTGCCAGTGCTCATCGGGTATCTCGGCATCGGTATAAGGGCCTGTCGCGATACCGACACCGCGGACCACGCCACCCGCATACGAAAATACGAGATCTCCGGGACGCACCAACTTCAGGTTCAGATAGGTCTGGTTGGTCGCTCCGTTCTTGTTGGCAGTCGGCGACCAGATATAGCCGTGCTCGTACTCGGCCTTCCAGGTCTGCTTGTGGTTGACCCACCAGAAGGCGCTAGATGATTCCTCGGCCTTCTGCTGCAGCTGCTCCTTGATGCGATCGCCCAGGGCAGTCTCCAAGCTTTCGCAGGTATGCCTGGGAAAGCGATCCTCTGCTACCGAGATGGGCACGGCATCGTTCAGTGACTGGACCACCCAGAGCCACTCGACCGACCGATAATGCAGATGCCTCGCGCCTTTCCAGGTCGGCAACTCTGCCTCAGGGATCAGGCGATAGGTGTCCTCTGGCTGGATACGGCCAATCCCAACGTATCCCTTGCGATTGGCGTACGCGACAACGAGGTCACCCTCAGGCAATCCGCGGAGAAGCTTTTCTCCTTTGTCACCTGGCTGGTTTTTGAAGCCGGCGGTGATGACGCCCTCTTCCAGCATCCACTGCCACTGAGGATCCGTTCCCTTACCGCCAATGTTGAAGAGGTGATAGCTCAACCGTCGCTCCTTGACTAAACCGCTAAACAACCCCGTCTAGCGCTACATCGGTCTCATTTAAGCATATTTTCTAGCTGACCTGAGCTGGCTACAGAGCCAGCCCAGAGCCAATCGCATCATCACTTTTTGCCAGAAGAAGCGTTCCCACGGTTGCCGCCAGACGGTCCTCCGGTAGTGCTTGGCCAATTCCCGCCTGGCCCTGGATGACTAGAGGGTCCCCGTCCTCCAGATCCGCTGCCTTTGCCTGATCCACTCGAGCCTTTACCACTTCCACCTTTAGCCATGACGGCCTCCTGTGCTGATGGGTACTGACGCCCTTTCAGCGTAGGTGATCGCCTGGCTACTTAATCTTGCTGCCGATAAACGGTGTGCTGCTCAAGGACCTCATAAACATCAACACGAGCACACTCAGCTGAAGCTAGATCGAAGAAGACATAATTATAACCCGACACCTCTTCTCCCTTTACATCTCCAACATGGCTGTAAAATTGAGACTTATACTTGACACCATCATACCCATTAGCCTTGAAAAATTCAGATATGACTTGAGTTCGAATATAGTATCGATGCTCTGCTCCACTTACCGTAGGCCTAGAAAACTCATAGGACAAGTCAAACCAAAAGTCGTCAAATTGAGGCGGAACGCAAAAGTAGCTGTGAGCATCCATGACATAGGAAAGATCAACCAAAACCAATGGCTTCTGGGTGATAAAGACACCTACAGATACCGGATACCTTATTCCCGCGCGAACTTCCGCCAAGGCTATACCAACTTTGTCACTCGTATACAGTGCACAGATATTTTGAGCGTTTATCCTCCCACCTGAAACAACATTTGGTATAGGCTTCATCTCCGAACAGTCTCTTGGACTTTTTTTAGGCTCTACCTCCCTCCCAAATCTTAACTCATCGTTAACTCTTGCTCTGTAAAGCTCAGCCCCCTCTTCTAGCGTAATTGTATAGTGCTCTCTAGTGATCGTTAGAAGATCATTTAAAAATCGCCTTGACTCTTCGCTATGAATATACCTGTACTCGTGAAGCAACTCTTCAGAAAATGCCTTATATCTTTCTTTGGGATTTTCCATGCAGCCTCCTAGCCACCAAAAGCAAAAACCGCTCCTGAACGCGAAATTTTGACCGCGCGCCACTCAACGGACAGACACCTACCAGATATACGCATTACGAAATCGTTTTTTATTTCCGACTAAATAACTGAGGAATCAATCTCAAAAGCTCACTATTTACTCCCCGGTCAAATTTATAAGTCTCGAGCTCATATGTCGTTTGTCCTTTTTCAAGAAGCCTATTTCTCTCTGAATTAATCAAAACCTTTACAACATCACTTACGGAATCATCCCCAGAAGCAACCATGCTGGCTCGCAAGGCCACGTATTTCAGCTCTAGGCTAGTAATCTCATTTTGAAAATATTTGATTTCAGACAAACCAGACTTGTATAGCCGCAGAAAGAAAAAAGAAAATATTTGAATAAACAAAATAAGGGAGATCCGCGGCACAAAAGATAACAAGAACGGAACTGGCTCTGACGTCAGCGTCGGCATCTGCCAGACAAACACAGCTAGAAGAATTAAGCCCGCTACAGTTGTGACCACCCCGAGCGCGAGGTTTACATTACCACGACGTCCCAATGCAAATACCTCTTCCATCAGGCGTTCTTTCGACTCAGAAAACTCAACATCGATTTTTTTTAATGCGGCACTATAAGCACGCGAAACTATAGATGCCTCGCTCAATTCCTGAAGAAGCTCTTCAGTGATACGTTCTTTTATACTTTCTATATCTAGACCTAATGAAACCTTCTGAGCTTCCGCTAATAATTTTACCTCCCGAGCTATAGTATTTATTTTTTCCGATAACGGGTCATCTCGATCATTGCCAGAATCGAACGCAAAATTAATCGGATATAAAAAAAACTTCAAATAATTATTTAGAAATCTGGCGATGCTTTTTGCACCATACTGAAGATAAGCAGTCAACGATGTAGCTAAAAAAGTACAAACGGATAAAAATCCGCCTATGACTAATAGCTCTGGAGACAAGAACGCCGGAGAAAATATCCCCTTAGAATATAGCAATGCAAGAGAGATGAACATCATCGAAAAAGCTAAAGGAGCGACAATTAATACTCGACGAGTTCTTTGACGGCGCGCCAGCTCCTTAGCTCGCTGCAACTTGTATTCCTGACTAGCAACGGACATATCTTCCAACAACTTTTCAAATTCCATTTTCTCTCACAAATCGCACTAATAAACGATGACTCAGCTGTTTGGCGAGAAACGACATAGGCACCGCCCGCTGAATTGACGGATCTACGTTTCCTCGCACTCCGGCTATTAGAAAACATACTTTCCTAATAAGAAAGGCATGCCATTACCGTAAACCGTAGAAAATGACGCCGCCAGTCGGCGAAGGACTCCCTATGCCCGAAGTATCTGAGTTCCTCGACTGCGAGGAGCTGGCCACCATGATCGGCCGCAAATCGAAAGCTGCCCAGCGCGCCTGGCTCGACGCCCACGGCTGGCGCTACGAGATCAACGCCGCCGGCCGGCCTGTCGTTGGCAGGCTGTATGCCCGGCTGAAGCTGGCCGGCGTGAAGCCGAACGCCACCAATGCAACGGCCGAGTCCTGGTCGCTGGACCTGTCGAAGGTAGGTTGAAATGCGCCCCAAAGGACCAGGGAATAGGGATCTGCCGCCAAGGATGATCAGGAGGAAGAGAAAGCTGAAGTCGGGCAGGGTCTGGGTTGCCTACTACTACAACCAGACCCTACCCGGGGGAGGACAGAAGGAAATTCCGCTGGGCGGGGATCTCGACGAGGCGAAAGCGGAATGGGCGCGGCTCGAGCGGACGACGATGCCGAAGTCCATGAAGCGCCTGGGAGATGTGTTTGATCGGTATGAGCGCGAGATCATCCCGACGAAGGCACCGAAGACACAGCGGGACAACCTGCTCTCGCTGAAGCAACTGCGCGCCGCCTTCGCCGATGCACCGATCGATGCCGTGACACCCCAGGTCATCGCCCAGTACCGGGATAAGCGGACGGCGAAGGTAAGGGCGAATCGCGAGATTTCCCTGCTATCCCACATCTACAACATCGCCCGGGAATGGGGAATCACCAACATCGAGAATCCTTGCAAGGGTGTGCGGAAGAACAAGGAGACGCCGCGGGACTACTACGCCCGGGACGAGGTATGGAACGCGGTCTACGCCCAGGCGTGCATCGAGCTTCGCGACGCCATGGACCTGGCTTACCTGACGGCACAGAGGCCGAGCGACGTACTGGTGACCAGGGCGGCCGATATCCAGGGCGCATACCTGCTTGTCGCCCAGGGCAAGACCTCCAAGAAACTGCGCATCAGGCTATCAGCAGGCGACGCACCGACCGCCCTGGGCGTTCTGATCGAAAAGCTAATGGAGCAGCGCAAGGATCGGCGACTGGTTGGGCCTTATCTCATCACTACGCCGGATGGCCGCCGGGTGACATCGAGCATGCTGCGAATCCGCTTCGATGAGGCGCGGGTTGCCGCCGCAGCGACGGCGCTGGAAAGCCTAGACGAGACCCTGGCCACGGCGATTCGGCAGTTCCAGTTCCGCGACATCAGGCCGAAAGCGGCCTCCGAGATCGAGGACCTGGGCCGCGCATCCAAGCTTCTCGGCCACACCGATAAGCGCATCACCCAGACCGTCTACCGGCGGGTCGGCGAGGTCGTTGACCCTACCCGCTGA